TCATTGCACCGTCCCCCTTCCGGCCGCCGGAGGCAGCAGCCGGGCGGTTAGCCCCTCGACGATCTCGCGCATTCGCTCGTAGTCCTCATGCGTGTACACCTCCAGCATCTCGAACGACCCGTGCCCCATCAGCCCCCGCCGGTCCTGCCCGCTGGCTCCCAACATTTTGGTCAACGTCGCATGCGTGTGCCGGAACACGTGCCATGTCACCCAGGCGAGCTCGATCGGCAGCTTCGCGAACACCCGCTTGACCACGTTGTTGTCGCTGATCGGCTTCCCGGCCTGGTTCGCGAAAACTGGGTCATCGGGCGAATTGAAGCGTGAGCACAATTTTAATTGTGCCAGCGCCGCCTGCAGCGCTACCGGCAGCGGCAGGTTACGCTTGCGGTTCTTGGTCTTCAGCGTCCCGCGCTCGCGGTAATAGTAGTGCTCGCGCACCGCGATCATCAGCGGAGGCGCAACATCATCTCCGCCCAGCGGCGCCCACTCGGGCGACAGGTTGACGTGCTTCCAGCGCAACCCGCGCAGCTCGCTGACGTTCATCGACAGCGTGATCGCGCAAAGGACCATCTCCCTCACTAAGCTAGGCAAAAGGGCGAGCAGCCCTTTGCATTGGTCCCAGGTCAGCGCCCGCGGCGGCCGCACCGGTTGCTGCTCCGGCATCTCGACCAGGCCGAACGGATTATCGCCCGAGGCCGCGCGGAGCATCTTCGCATAGCTGAAGATCGACGACGCCACAATCCGGGCGCTGTTGGCCGTCTTGGTGCTCCGGCCAGCCGCGAGGATCCGGTCCACCAGCGTTTGCGCATGGTCCGGCTGCAATTCGCACAGCTTCACGGTGCCCAGCACCGGCTTGATCCAGCACTTCCAAAGGCTCACGTACTGCATCCGCGCGGCCAGCTTCAGCGTTTTGCGGATGATCTTGTGCGGCTCGTAGCTCTTGTCCCAGAACTGCTCGAAGGTGAGCGTCGAGAGCGGCCGCAGGACAGTGTTGTCGAGCGGCGCTAGGAAGTGGTCATGGGCGAAGCGCTGAGCCTGCTTTTCGGTGAGCTTTCCCGGCCCCTCGCCAGGCCCAATAGTGACCGTGTCCCGAACCGGCAGGTTCTTCTTCTTCTCGACGTTCCACTGGTAAATCCGGTAGGTGAGCAGCCAGCTACCGTGCTCGATCCGCAGGTAGCCTTTTCTCTGTCCGCGACGACGCGCCATGTCCTGTTCTCCTTTGAGAAACAGGTTATCAAGATGGCTTGCTGTCAATACGGCGGTCACGGCGACACCGCCGGAGAATTCGAGAATTCAGAATCCAGAATGGGGACCGCGGGGAACTCGCGGACGCGCAGGTCCTCGGGCCACTCGTCCCAATCGCCTCCCTTGCGATCGCGCGGTAGTTCAAACGGACGATCGCCAAACTGGTATGGCTTCGCCCCGAGCTGCTTCACGAAGCACGCCACACCCGCCGCCCTGCACTGCGCGATGATGTTGCGCGCCCAGGCGATATCGAAGGGCCGCGCGCCGGGCCCGGATTCGCCGCCCACGATCACCCAGTCGAGTGACGGCACGTGGTATGTGACATCGGGACCGATGAAGCTATGAAAGTCCACCGGCCCGAGCGCTGGCTCGTAGCTCACAAAGCGCACCGCCGCCGGCGTCTGCAATAGCAGCGGAATGCGCTCGTCGGCGGTCGCCTGGTTTTCAACGGAGACGCCCTCCCACACATTGGGGAGCGGCCACTCGAAGCGCGGCGCATCGCCGTTTACGAAGTGGCGTCGTCGTCGCTGCTCAACCTCACGCGAAAAGGCTATGTCCCGGAATCCATCCAGGCGCACCTGGGGCCGCTTGGTCAGAACCTGATAGTCGTGCCAGAACGCGGCCGACATCACCGCATAAATTTCTGCCGGATCGTCGCTGCGGAGTTTCTCATGCCAGAGGTCGCTCATCGAGTTCACGAACACCCGCTTAGGCGTCCTCCAGTGCAGCGGGTCTTCCAAATGCTTCTCCACCAGCTCGACCTTGCCCGTCCAGCGCGGGCCCGAGGGGGTCATTTGCGCGAACCCGTGGAACGCATCGAATCGCTCAAGGGCGTGGCCGGAGGAACCAGCGAACCGCGCGGCCGTGCGCTCCGCGTAGCAGTTCCGGCAGCCCTCGCTCACTCGCGAGCACCCGCGGACCGGATTCCAGGTTTCATCGCACCAGGCTATTCCTCCGTTACGCTGCGAGGCCACGCCGCACCTCCTCTCGCGCGTGATGGCATTTCGAGCACACCGACTCTACATAGAGCTGATTCTCGCCGTCGTACCCGCGTGCGTGGTCGTACTCATGCCTGAAGTTTCCGACGAACACCATGTCGGCGCAGTCGAAGCACGGCAGGTCATCGGGGTGCGGGATCAGACCTTGCTCTACCAGATAATTGATCCGTCGCCGCGCCTGTTTTCTATCACCGTCACGCGTCGGCTCAATCCAGCCGCGCCTGCCAGCAGGGCCCTTCTTTACGTACCTTGCGCGCGCGCCGCTATTGCGGCATTCCGTGCACACGTACGTCCTGCCACGCGGCCTCGAACGGTCAATCGCGAAGGCCTCAAGGGGAAGATCCCGGCGACACCTACTGCATTTTTGTCCCATCACCCACGCGCCATCTGCGCCTTTCCCATCAGCTTCTTACCTCCGGAGGCGTCGCAAGCCTGGGAAAGGCCGTGCGCCGCCGCTACTCGCGCGCGTAAAGCCTCCAGCTCGTTGGCCTGCTCCACGTAATTTGCCCCGCGCATCCGCAGCAAGTACTCGTCCACGAAGCTCACAATCTGCTGCACGATGGCCGGCGCCCTGGCCAGCTCCACTTCCGGCGGCCGCCGCGCCTCGATCTGCCCCTGGACGATGGCCCAGCGGATCGCTTCCGTCAGCCCTAACCGGGCGGCTTCCGGGCCATCCGGCAGGTGCATCCTGACGATCTGTTCGGCCTTCTCCGACGGACTCATCCCAGCACCGGATCCCTTTCACCAGCGGCGACGGCGCGCGCCGCCCCGCTGAACTCTTCACCTGAACCCTCGAACAGAACCTCGCCCTTGGGACCGTTCAGCTTCACATTCGTGACGTCGCCCTTCTTGCGCGCTAGTCGGCGATCCGCGCCGTCCTTCGCCGCCAGCCTCGCACCACGCGCGGCCTTCTTCGCATCGGCTTTGGCCACGCGGCGCTTCGCGGCTTTTTGAGCCAACGGCGATGGCGCCGCTGGGCGCTTTTTCGCTGCCGGCGGCTCCAGCGGAAGCTTCTTCTGCCGGCTCGGTTTCGGCTTCGCTTCCTTGGGCGTATCGAACATTTCCGCCTGCAGCGGCACCAGCGTGCACGCTCCCTCGCCTGCCCCGACCTTCATCAAATGCTCCAGCAGCGTGAACGGCGGCTCGGTGGTGTGCACCACGAACGACACCATCAGGCGCGCGGCCTTCTTCTTGTCGTCGCCCTTGCGGAACACCTTGAACTTTGTCACCAGATCAGCCACCACTTCGAGCGATGCCACCTTTTCGATGGCGTGCTTAACCCGCACGTTTTTCAACTCGTAGTCGAGCTCCACCGACGTGAAGCCCTGTTTCACCAGGGCGTCCTTGTCGAGCAGCCAGCGCGCCCCGATCGCGCGGGCAATCTTGGCCGTCGCGATCGCCACCACCTTCACGCGGCTGGAGACCGCGCCCTTCTTGATGCGATGCTCCACGGCGCCGATACTGGCGCGATCGAACTCCGTCGCGTTGTTCATAACCCTCCCGAAGAATTCAGAATTCAGAAGCCAGAATTAAGCGCCATCCTGCGTCGAATGCCACTTCGATTGCCCGTCACCGTCGTCATCCTTCTGGGTGTAGATACGCCCAGCCTTTTTCATCGCGCCCAGCGCTGTGTAGACGGTCCCCGCGTTGAGGTTCGTCAGGTGGATTAGATCGCCTGAGGTGAGCTTGCCGGGCGACTTCTCGATCAGCTTTACCAGCGCTGCCTGTGTGCCACTGGGCGGCCGTCCGTTGGCGCCGAGCTCCTCAGCCGCAGGCGGTGGGCGGTGGGCGGTGGGTCGTGCGCGCACCACCGCGTTCTTACTGCCGGGTGGCCCCCCACGACGCTTGACGAGCGCGGCGGTCCTTTCCGCCGGAGGCGACACCGAGCGCGGGCCGCTCCGCCGGAGGCATGGGGGCGCCGCGGGCTCACCTTGCTCGTACCCAATGAGCCGGTCCACGTGCTCGACAATTCGCAACGCCGCCGATCGCGCCACCTGCAAATCCCCGTGCCGGTTGCCGCTCTGGATCAGTTCCTTCAGCTTGACGCTGACCAGCGCCGACTCGCGCGTGGCGTCCCGCAGAGCTTCAAACGCGTTGGATTCCATCAGCCCCCCGCAGCAGCCCAAACTTAAGTTCCTCGGCCGGGTAGCCCGTCACCCGCTCCATCAGATCGAACTCCGGATCCCGCAACCCGCCCATCACGTACGCGTAGCCCTTCTCATCCCAGGTGAGGTTCTGCTGCCAGGGCGACGCGTCCACGATCTTGCCTACCCACTTGCCCAGCACCGCATGCCAGTACAGAATCCGCACGATCGCGCCACAGCGCGTGCGATACACACCCCGAAAGTCCAGCCGTTCAGCCGCCACCGCTTCCCGCTCCATCACCACCACCGCGCACCCGGGCACTCTTACGACACCTTCTTCCCCGTAAAATAGGGCTTGATGTGCGCCGCGAAATGGCTCCCGGGCGAACTCGCGTTCAGGAACTTCGCATGCACCTCCGGCGGCACATTGGGGTACTGGTAGGTCGAGCCATTTTTGAACTTCACCTGCATGTTGTGCGACGGTTCGTCGTACGCGATCGAGGCGACGTTGCTGGACTTCACTGCGATGTGCCTCATTCCACCCTCAGATGTTCGCCCCTGGGCAGCAGCCGCGCCCCAGGCACCGACGCCGGCACGGTTCCAGAGCCGTTTTCGCAGGTCTTACATCCCGCGCTCACGTCCAGGATGCCTTTGCACTCCGGGCACACCACGCGGCCCTTCAGCGCCGCGCGGATGGCATCGTTATCGGGGTTGAACACCGGCATTACCGGCAGCAGCTCACTCGGCGCTCGGAACTGCGCTAGGAACGCGCAGAGCGCTGCGTAGTCGGAGCCGCTGATATCCAGCGTCCCACGGAGCAATTCGGGAGCCAGCTCGCTCGGCGCGTACACATCCAGCGGCTCTTTGCCGCCATTCGCCTGGATGCGCAGGCGATTGGTGGGCGTCTCCAGTTTGGTCACACCGTGGGTCTGCATGGCCCTGAGCGTCGAGGCTTTGATGCGCTGGAATCGCGCTAGCCAGCTCTCGGCGCGTTTGGCCAGCCGCTTGGCTTCCTCGGCCGCGATCGCCGCCCGGGCCTCGCATTCCCGCAGAGTGGCCGCGATCCCATCCACCTTGCGGCCCCCGATCTCAGCGCCCACGTACTTCTGAATCTGCTGCTCAATCGCCAGGCGCTCGTCGTCGGCCAGGTCCGGATCGTCGGCCAAGGCGACCAGCTCCACCAGCTCGTCCAGAATGCCATACAGCGAACTTACCGGAGAGTCCGCGCCGCAGGCGATTCTGGATTCTGACTTCTGGATTCCGCCTTCAGTCAATTGCATAGCTCATATCCTTGGTGGTGTCGAACAACCCATCGCTCGCATCCGTGTGGCGCGCCAGCGGTTCCGGATTCTGGATTCTGACTCCTGAATCCTCAAACTTGGGCACATCGTCGTCCGTCGCCTGATAGCCGCCCTCGCGCTTCGCCTTCTCCGCACGCGCGAACTCCACCACCCCGTACATCTCTAGCAGGCAGCCCTTCAGATCCGCCAGCGTTCCGCTATTGCCCTCCAGCTTCCACTTGCGCACCAATCGCGCATGCTCGCCTTCGCCCGCCACCGGCATGGCCTCTATCATCCAGGTCTTGATCAGCCGCAGCGCCTCGCGCCCGTAGCCGCCTTTATGCAGGCGCTCAAAGATGGCGCGGAGTTGCACGGGGACACCGCCGTACTCGATGCCCTCGCGCTGCACCGGCGCCAAGCCGGGGCCATCGCCTCCGGCAGTTCCAGCCGGCGGTAAATCTACTGCTGGTTGTGAGGAGGTTGCCGCTTGACGCTCGGCATCTGGCGAATACCCAGCAGTGCTGCTAGCCACATCGCCTCGCGGCCCAGGCGCCGCTGCCGGCGCGCCCTTCAGCCATTCGATGAACGGCTGAAATTCCTTGGCTCCAGGCTTCGCCAACGCCTTGCCGGCATAGGCGGAACAGCGCGTCTTGTCCACGATCAGCGTGTTGTCGTCGTCCAGCGTCCCGACCAGGTCAAACTCGTACTCGATGCCCTCGCGCTGCACCGGCGCCAAGCCGATCTTGCGCCGCACCGTCTTGCCGTTGGCATTTTTCTCGGTGACGTACTCGTTCTTCGTCCGCATGGTCACGATCACGTGCATCGGCGAGGCAATGATGGCGTCGATCATGGCGCGTTCGTGCGGCCGGAAATCCTTCCAGCCGGCGAAGGAGTCGCCGTTGTTTTTCCTCGATCGCGTGTCGACGAACTCCAGGGCGCCGTCCTTGCCCATCCAGAAGTGCGAAATACTGTCGCAACAAAACACTGCGTACCCCGACGCGGCCGCGTCCTCCAGCGCCTTCAGGAACGCATCGTGAGTGAAACTGGCCAATTCCGCCACGTCGAAGTCGAACAGGTCCGCGTACTTCGACAGCGAGCCGTGCTCGGTGTCGATGGCCGCGATCTTTCCCTGCGGTCCCGCCATCGCGCGAGCCAGCGTCAGCATCGTGAAACTCTTACCGGATCCAGCCGGACCCACCAGAGCCACACGTCCTTTGGCGTCGCGCTTTACTGCTCTTTGAAATGCCACTCAGAACCACCCTTTCGCGATCGTCACCACATCCCGCAGCATCAACGCCCACCACGCCGCAGCCAGCAGCCACGTCAACAAGGAATTCAGAATCCAGAATCCAGAAGTCCGCGCCGCGGCTTCCCGCCGCTCCTCGTGCTCGCCCCACGTTTGCAGCGCCATCAGTTCTTACCGCCGGAGGCGTTGGCCGCCCTGCTAAGGGCCTCGAGCAGCTGCTGCAGCTCCCGCCGGCCGTGGCACAGACAGGGACACTCTTCGTCGCTGCGCTCTCCCAACAGCGGAAAGCCATGGTCGCCGTTCTCGCACGCGACACACAGCTCCGCGCCGGCGCCGGCACGTTCATTGCGGGGCGCACTCGCCAAGCTCTTCCGTAGGCGATCCATGGCTCCGGTGCTAGCGCCAGCTCGCGCGGGCCAATGCGGATCCATGTCGCAGTCGAAGCTCGCCTGCGTCACGCCGCCCGGATAGCAGCCAGCCATCTAGAGCCACCCCAGCTTCCACAGCACCAGCGCTACCGTCGCGAGCCACAGCCAACCCAGCGCCCACCATACGCGATAGCGCCGCTTTTTCTGCCGCTCCGCACGGTCCAATAGGCGTCCCAGCGCATCGCGCTCCAGCTTCAGCCGGCGGTCCGAGGCCCACAGCTCGGGACGGTCCGCGCCCGTGAGGTATTCGCCCTCGTCCCACATGCGCGCGTCCAATCCCCGCAGCCGCTCGCGCGTGATCTGGGCCGGATCCGTGATTCCAAACTCGTCCAGCAGCCGCACGTCCTCGCTCGTCAGATCAAGTTTTGGCATCGCCCTACCTCTTCGCTTTCCGCGGACTACTACCGCCGTCGCCGTTTCCGGCCGATACGGCTGACGTGAGTTCCAACTCGCGCAGCCGCAGCTCCAGGCCGTCCCGCACCAACTGTTGCAGGGACGTGTTGAAGTCAATCGCGGCCCGCTTGGCCCGTTTCAGCAGATCTTCGGGAAACCGCAAGGTGGTCGTTACCGCCGCTCTGCTGTCAGGCTGTGTTAACGTATTGCTTGCCATCGCGACCCAGAATACAGCTATGCGGTGTTTACCGTCAATAGGCCACAGGATGGTATTTCCGTCATGACGCTGAAAGGATTCAGGAAATAAATGCCGGCAGGCTCGGAACCTAAGGTGAAAACAACGGTGTACCTGCCGCAATCCGTCATCTGGCTGCTACGGGAGCGCGCCGCCACCGAGCACATCTCGAGCGACAGCGCAGCGCTCGAAGCGGCCATCCGCCTGTGGTACGAGCAAACCAAATCGGCGCCCAAACCCCAGCCTGAGGCCATTCGGAAACAGGGTTTGAAATAATTCGCGGTGGCCCGAATTCAATCATAAAGCCGGCACAATAGATAGCTATCCGTTGGACTTACCGGATTCCCCTGTTTTCCTGCTTAGTAGTATCCCGCCAGCAGGCCCAGCGAAGACGCCACGGGAGTCGTGCCCGCAGCCCGGTCGAAGACAACCGGAAGTTGTCCACGGGAGCAACATCGACTTGGAAATACCCCAGCCTGCGTGCCCGGAACAACATCGGCTCGTAAACAACCGGACGGAGGGCCCTGGGGTAACAGCTCTCCCCGCGAATTCGCTCAAAAATCCTCGACATTTGGCGATAATTTCCGTGCGCCGCGCTCACTTCCCCAGCATGAAAACCATCACCACCCTGAAACTCACCCTCGCGGCGCTCGCTCTATTGACCGTCGCCGCACTCGCGCAAGCGTGCGCTATGACCGCCAGTTGTCCGATCCACGACGGCGCCGTGGGCAGCTACGTCGGATCGCGCGTCGTCACCGGAGTTCTGGTCGGCGTGTACCGCTGCTCGCGCGGCCACACCTTCGAGGAGCGGTGCAACTAGCCCACACGCCGGGGCGGCCGCTCATGGATCTGCTGCTTTCTCACGACGAACTCCGCGCCGTCCTGCTGCTCGCCGGGAAACGCATCCGCGATCTCAGCCCGCGGCGCGAAGACGACCCGATCCTGGTGCTGCTCCGCAAGAAGTTGCGGGAGGCGCGCGTGGTGGCTAGGGCTTTCCGGGAGCTAGGGCTCACGGCTTATCAGGGGCCATCCCGCGCATCATCCCCACCGCGACCCCGCTGAAGAGCAGGTACGCCGCCTGCGCCCCGTCGCCGCCCACCACAACCGCAGTCCAGTGCAACGCGTAGGCCAACTGTTCCAGCGTTGAGACCGAGAAGAAGAACAGCATCAGATACACCGACAGGAGGAAGTGCTCTTGCTGTGTGCCGCCCATACTATTCACCCTGTCCACAGGCTTGGTTCGCGGGAACTACGGCCCGATAGCTGTCGCCTGGTGCGCCGCCCATACTATTGCTTCTTCGTCAGCCGCACCGTTTCAGCGACCACCACCACCGGAGGAGCTCCAGCGGCTCCAGCGGCTCCAGCGGCTCCAGTGTCGCCCTTGTCGCCCTTGTCGCCCTTTTCACCGGCCGGCCCGGTTGCGGCGGATTCCAGCAACTCCACGCGCCGGCCGGTCAGCACCGCGAGCTTGTTGTTGGTGTGGTTCGCTTCGTTGTAGGCCTTTTCGGCCACCACCGCGGCTTCCTTGGTCAGCACCTCGACCCGGCCGATTTTCTCGACCACCTGTTCATGCTGGCGCATACGGTCCTGGATGTCCCAACTGCGCTCCTGCCGGCGCATGTAGCCCTGATAGAAGAGCGTCCCCATGGCTCCCAGGAACCCGAATAAACTGACCACGACCTGTGCGTCTAGCTGCACGCAAACACCTATACTCCACAATTGCCACTGCTACCCGCCGGAGGCCTAGGCCACGCGGTTAGCGCGGGGAATTGACGGGCGCGCGAAAAGGAGCCACGCTTGGCCATGCGGATCATCGACCAACTGCGAATGGCCAGCGAAGGTCCGATTACCGTCTGGGGCTGGGTCGGAATCGCCCTGCTTCTCACGCTCGAAGCCGCAGGGGTTCTGGAGGCTGCTTATTACGTGGCCGCCATATCCTGGGGGATTATAATCCTCCCGTCCTGGGCGCTTCTACAGCACATCAGCGGGCTGATCGCCTGGTAGAGGGATGCTCGCGCCCGGTGATGATCTGCTGCCAGGTCGAGTTCTCCGGCTGCTGCGGGACCGCTTGCAGCCCGTGCGCCGTCCGCTTCTGACCTTCCGGCGGCATGTGCCTAGGCGGGGGTCCGAACAGCGACAGCACGCGCTCGGACCAGGTGTACTTATCCGCCTCGTCGCCGAACGTCGTGTGCTGGATGCTCTTCAGCGAAATGGGAATCGGCGACACGTCCGACACGGCTTGGCCCACACTGCGCGCCGTGTTCGCGACCGGGTTCAGCCCCTTGGGCGCGATCTCGCGGCCGAAGTCGTTGCGCCCGGTCAGCACGTGGACGCCGGCCTTCACGAACGGCGCTGCTTTCCCTCCCGCGAATTCACCCACGCCTGTCAGCAGCCCGTGCTCCTGCATCTTCTGCGCCAGGTTCACCAGGTCGCCGGCCGCGCCGCGAAAGGCCATGTTCCAGTAGACTTCGTTGCCGTCTTTGTCCTTGCCGCTGTAGACCATGAACGGCTTCTTGCTGTAGTGGCCCGACACCGCCAGGCTCATCAACTGCGTGGCCACCAGGCCGCCCGCGAGCGACTTCGCCCAGAACGCTCGAGAGAGCCGCGCCTGCGCCGATTCCTTGTCCGTCGCGCCCGCCAGCTTATCTCGGAACGGCAGCTCCTGCATCGACGGCTTCGCGTCAACGGCGTACTTACCGAGCGCAATATTCGAACCGGTCCAGTCCGGAGCGAGCAGCAACAACCGCGCCGTTTCCACCAGCGCCTTGTTCCAGCCCAGATTTTCCCAGTGCAGGCCGCCATAGACGCCGTTGACGTAGCTGGCAATTCCTTGGCGCGCCGCACTCCGCTGGGCGGCGGTTCCTCCCGGATTTTCCCGGTCCCACGCCATCGAGTGCAGCATGTAGCTGATGACCTTGTAGCGCCGCTGGATATTGTCGAACGTCAATTGCGTGATCGCGCGCGCCACCTCCAGTCCCTGCTTCGCTCCCGGAATGTAGGCGCGGATGATCTCGCCGCGCGTCGGTATCGAACCCGGTGCGAGGTTCCGGTACGCGTCCATCGTCCGCCCCTGGATCGAGGTCGGCTCGCCGTGCAGCGCAGCGTCCCGCTCCCATTGCAGGAACTCCGGCGAATCCCGCGACGTCGTCAGCGCCTTGTACATGCCGCCCGGTCCCATATCCCAGCCGGCCATCCAGTTCTCGGTCAGCAGGTGGAAACCGCTGAGCCCCAGGATCGCTTCTTTCAACCCGCGCTGCGCCCCGCGCACCGCCTGGAACGCCCGGCTTCGGACGTCCGGATCTGTCAGCGGCTTCAGCGCCTCTTGGATGAACGGCGGCACGAAGAGCCTTTCAGCGCCGCCGGTTTGCAGTCCCCGTGAGAACTCATCCGAGTGCGCCGCCAGCGGCACCCAGCCGTGCGGCGCCGTGTCGAGCGTGCCCCAGTTGCCCATTCCGGCCGTGGCCATCTGCGCTTCGAACAGGTGGGTGGCGCGAGCTCGCGCGAAGTTCGAACCGTGAATCGCAAATGCGTCCGCCGGATCCATCGTTTTCGGAATCTTGCCATCCGCGATCGCGTGCAGCATGGTCGGATACTCGTCGTAGCGCCGCTCGGCAAACTGGAAATGCTTGCCGATGTTGCCGACCAACTGGATCTTGTCGGCCGGCGGCGCCGGCACTTCGCCCTGGTCCGCGCCCGCGTGCAGCAGGTGTGGCATGTATTCATCCGACTTCCAGCGCGATCCCAGCCACCCGCCGGCTTCGCCTTCTTCGAGCGATTTCTGCGCGATGTTGGTATACACGCGATTCGCCTTCAGCATCTTTTCTGTCGGCGCGAGCGCCTGGCGCATGGCCGGCCGCAGGGCTTCGATGCGATCGAGCGTGGCCTGGTCGGCGCCCGCCAGGATCGGATGCGTGCCGTCCAGGAATTTCTCGAGTTCCCCGGGCCGGTGCGCGAACTCGCGCATGATTCCCACCGCCTCGCGCGTCTTCACGTCCGGAGTGAACATGCGCGAAGCCCGGTCGAGCGCCTGGTTGACGCGCGTGGACCATAGGTCGCGCTCGCCAGTGAACCACTGCCGCATCGCTTCGCCCGCCTTTTGCTGCTCCGGCGTGCCAGATCGAGCGTCCAGCGCCTGCATCGCCGCGCGGCGTTTTGCGAGGAGGGCCCGGCCCTCATCCATCGACTCGCGGAAGAACGGCTCGAACGCTCCCAGGCCGCCGCCCAAGGTCGTCGCGCTAGCGGGCTCTCGACCGAACGCGTCCTTGAACGCCTCGGCTCGCGTCGGCGCGGTGAAGAATTGCGTCTGCGCTCCCGGCCGCGACAGCGCCTCATCGTTGGCGTAGCCGCGGAAAGCCTTGGCCGCATTCACCGGCCCGCGCTCGAGCGTCTTGGCGATATCGATCGCCTCGGGCGAGTAGCTGCGTTCCCCTCCAATCACCGACTGCGCCGCGGCGTCCTCCACCGGCATCTTGTGAACGCGCGCATCTTCGGCCAGCGCGATCCCCTGCTTGAGCTGGTCGGTCACCTGCCAACCCTCGCGGCCCTCCACGCGGAGCGCTTGCGGCGCGATCGCGCCGTGCTCGGCGGTCGGCGAGTCCGTCGTCGGGTAGTCCGGATTGAAGGTGTCGGGCGCGGCGTTGGCCACCACCCGCGCCGCGTTCTGCGGCCGGCTGTAATCGCGGTCGTTGGTGTACTCGTACGCGGGGTTGGGCTCGAAGCTGAAAGCGTTGTGCGAAGGCTGGACATCGGCGAGCTCGCGCACCGCGTAGCGCGCCGGATAGGTGGTGGCCTCGCCTGGAACCAGGACATTGGCGTCGCGGCCGATGGCGGGCGGCGTGGCAGGTTCGCGCGGGGCGGATGTGACGCCAGGAAGCGTAGTTGCACTTTCAGGCTGCACGCCTGCCGTTTCAGCGGGTTGCGGCGCGGTCACTTCTCCTTTCGGCCCCTCACTTGAGGGAGCAAAAGGAGTAGTGGCTGCCTCCGGCCGGAAGGATGGCGGCGCTGCCTGCTCCGCGACGAACGACGGCGGCGTTGGAGCGGTCGTCTCCCCCGACAACGGTGTGGATTTCTTAACCCCCTCGTTAATTCTTAACGGGGGGGTTAAGTTTTCGGCGCCAGTGTCGGTGGCCTGATGGTCCGGCTCGAAGCTCTCCGGCGTCGCCTTCTCGATTGGACTAGTTTCCGCGACCGGCGTGACTTCTGGTCCGCCCCGCACCGCATGCGTCCCAGCGAGGACGCCCAGGCCTCCAGTCAACGCCGCTTTGGTGATCGCCTCAGCCGCACGCGGCCAGTCTTTTTTTTGGACCGCGTCGGCCACCTCCGGTGATTGATCCACGACGCTCTTCAGCATCTGGACGCCGAAGCCCGCGCTCACCGCGCGCGACAGCAGGGGCGCGATCTTACCCACCGGCCCCATCAGCGCGCCTAGGCCGATGTTTTGGGCCGAGGTTAGACCGCTGATGGTCTCGGCGGTGCCCTTGGCCAACCCGGTAAGAACGGAGGTCGGCGGCTGGGTAACGACATCGCGACCGGGCTTCTCACCGAAGCCCAACGCCCCACTAACCGCCCCGCCCACATCGCCGGGGCTGACGGCTGGGATGCTAGTGAGTTCCTGGGCCTTCTTGTACAGCATCGGCCCGGCAGCCTCGCCGACTGCCTTGACCTTCTCCCACCAGTCCGCAACCGCGCTGTGGTGCGAGGCCTCGAACGCCTCGCGGGATGGAAGCGCCGCCGCAGTGGTCGCTTTAGTGTCGAGTGGATCGTCCGCTTGGAAGCTGGCCGGCGCGGGATCCGGCTGGAAGCTAGCCGGAGCGCTGGCGGCCGGATCCGCGATAAAGCTGGCTGGAGTACCCATCGGTTCTCACAGTTTCGTCATCGTCTTGGCGTCGAAGTCCTTGGCATCCACGGTGCCCTTCCTGCCGTCCTGGAGCTGCACCTTCACTCGCACAGGCGCAGCGCCCTTGCCGCCCTTGGCCGGCGCAGGTGTACCTGCCGGTATATTACTGGCCGGCGGCCCACCAGCCGGTGTATTACTAGCAGCGGGGGCTGCGGCCCCTGGCAGGCGAGCGAGGATGTTATCCCGCTGGCTCTCGAGCTGCCCCTTGGTCTTCAGCATGTCCACCGCCGCCGCCTTGCTGGCCGCGCTGCGCTGCCCCAGGATCAGCCGCTGCGCCCCGTTCATCGCGGTGGGCTTGCCACCGTTGAAGGGATCGTTGAACGAGGTCCCATCCGGCGTGTTGGGCTGGCCACTGGCATCGTTGCCCAGGATGTTGTCGGCGCCCAGCTGCTTCTGCTGCTCCGCCAGAATGTTCCTGCCGAGCGTCGTATGCAACTGCACATTGCGCGCGAAGTTGTCCTGGAAGTTTCGGGCGTCGGTCGCGTCCTGGGTCATCTTCGCGCGGCCCGTGGTCAGCCCAGCTAGAAAGCGCGCGTTGGCGAGCCTGGACGCTTCCCACTTATTTTTGTCGTCCTCGGACTGCTGGAATTGCGCAGCCTGCAAATCCTGCTGGTCCTTGGCGGTCTGCGCACGAGTGTCGGCCACGCCCTGGCGCCCGGCCACGTTGATACCCGCCACGTTCGTCGCCGTCGTCCCGCGGATCGTCGCCGGCACGGTCCTCTCCGCCAGCCCCACGGCGCCCGATTGTGGAATTTGCGTCATCCCCGCCGGCAGGTTGTTCGCGGTCTTATACGGGTCGTCCTCCGAAATATCCACCTGCGGCGTGCCGGCCGCCGTGCCCTCGCCCTCCGCCTTGCGCTGCATGTAGAGCGTCTGCAACTGCCGCGCGCGCTGCTGGTCCGGCGTCGGCAGCTCGGCTTGGATCTGGTTCCCATCCGCGTCTTTGAATTTAATCGTGCGGTCAGGGTCCATGGCCCGCATGATGGTGGTGGTGATCGGATAGCCGTTGTTCAGCCCGCTGGTGTCAGGCTCGGAGGTGGTCTCTTTGACGAGCCCGGTGTGCGGGTCTCCGAATAGCGCGCCCTGGCTCGTCAAGTGCTGAAGGGTGTCCATGTCCCACTGCTGGGCCTGCCGGTATTGGTTTTGCTTCTCTTGCTCGGCCTGCTGCGCCTGGATGGCCTTATTCTGCTTCACCGCCGAGTTGGGGTTCCCCCCCAGCATGCTCTGCATCACGCCCATGAATCCGCCCATGCTTTACCCCCCCCTACTGGAGAAAACTGTTCAGCAAATTTTGCAGGTAGTTGCCGGTGTTTGCGCCGGCCTGCACGCCCGTATAACTGCCATCAGTCGAACCGCTCGTAGATCCGGACGTCCCGCTGGTCCCTGAAGTCGTCGTGCTGAAGGGATGCTCCAGCAAGCTCGACGCCATGCCCTCGGCCTGCAATGGCAGCGCCTCCGCCTCTTCCTGCCCGGTGGTTTGCACCTGTTGCAACGCGCCCAGGCGTTGCAAGTTGCCCTGCACCATGGCGGTCCCGTACTTCCCGCTCTGCCCGTTACCGGTCGATAGGAACTGGCTGCGCAGCGTGTTCGCCAGCCCGCTGTAAGTCGAGTTCGTCGCGTCCATCGACGCGGCCGTGTACGGAGCTACCGTCGCCTGGGCGCCGGCCGGCGTCATCATCTGCTGCAGCATGGTGTACAGCGGGTTCGCTAGCGACGTTTGCCCCGGCGTCAGGTTTTGCGTGCTGGTCGAGGTTCCCGACGTGGTGGACGCGGTTTTGCCGCTGGTCGTCGACGAATTGCTCCCGCCGCCCATTAGAAAGCTCATGTGAAGCCCCTTTTGAATCCAGAATGTCGCTGCGCTCCGAATTCAGAATTCCGAATTCTGACTTCTGGATTCTCTCCCAGTTTTCCTTCGTCAAACCGACCGCCGCCCGGTCCACCAGCTTCCCGCCGCGCAGCGTGCTCTGCTTCCGCGTACCCTCGCGCTCAAATCCCAGCTTGCCGACTAGCCCCAGCAGCGCGTGGTTATCGTGGAAACACTTCGTCTCGATTTTCAGCACTCCATCGGCGAACAGCTGCTCGAACACCAATCGCAGCGCCTCGGCCGTGGTCTCATGTCCCCAAAACGACTTCTTGAAAATACAGTGCGCGTCCGCCAAGACCGGATTCAACCGCAGCGACGTGACCACGCCGCCCATTTCCCCATCGCGGATCACCTCCCAACTGCGCATGCCGGCGCACTCCTTGGTTTCCCAGTAGCTCACGAACTCGTCCAGCGTGCGTGGCGCGAAATCATCGGCCACCTGCCGCCAGCTAGCGTCCGCCCACCGCCACAACCGGGGCAGGGCGTAGCGCGGAAACGGCGATGCAATGGTGACCATTTACCGCGGCGTCCCCGGCGAGGAGCCGCCTCCCTCGAACGTCACGCCCGTCTTCAGCTTCGACAGCGCCGCCGGATTCGCGGCATCCATTGTTACCACCGGAGGGACTAGCCCCGCGGGCAGCGGTGGAGCGGTGATCGCGCCCGACGCCTTCATCGCCGCCAGCATCTCTTCGATCACCCCGCCAACGAACTCATCCGGCACAGGAATCCAGCCGGTCTGCCCGATGCTTTGCGACGCCGCCACGGTTGGCCGGATAATGGCCTGCGCCTGGGCGGTCACCACCGCCTTTTTCGTAGCGCCGGATCCATGCTTCGAGAAAATAGACTCCGCCAGGTTGATCAGCGGCGGCAGCGCGGTCTGCAACAACAGCAGGATAGCCTCTAGGTTCATAACACTCAATTGCCCAAGCAGGTTGTGGGCGGTGGGTGGTAGGAAAAGCTTTTCCCACGGCCCACCCACCTCCCTCTTAGCTCACGAGCTGCGCCGAAGGCGCGATCACCGGATCCCCCAGCTCCCACCCGAACAGGCACACGTGATCGAGCGCGAACAGGATCACCTCGGCCACGCCCGCGGCCTCCGCCGCCAGAAGGCTGCGCTCCCAAGTCGCCCCGCCCGTGTACACGCCGATCAGGTAGCGCACCAAGCCAGGCGGCCAGCCCCAGCCCAGCGGCAACTGCATCGCCTGAATCGCGAGCGTCAGATTGTGGCTCGACACCTCGCGGTCCAGCGCCTCGATCTTGATGCGCTGGAGCGTCCCCGGCTTCTGCCAGGTGAGCGGCGTATTCACGAAATAGTTCAGCGCCCCGCCGACCAGATCCGCGCCGGCCGGCGTCGGATAGTTCACGTCGTAAGGGTAGAGGACTTCGAACTCGGCGCTTGGAAACTCGGCTTGCACCGCCGCCGCGATCGCCGCCACGTGCGCCTGCAGGCGCCCCCGGAGGAACTCGGCGTCCGCGTAGCCGTTCACCGCGGGCGAATCGTTGGGCGTCAGGAACGTGTGCAGCGCCCTTCCAAGGGTTGATTGGGCCGCTGCGGCTGTGACTGCGTCGTAGTAAGCCATGCCGGAAGCGTTCGGGAAGTACCACCATAGATGCTCGCCGCACTGCAAGATTACCGGCAACCCCGCCGCCGTCTGGAGCGCCGCCGTCGCGAGAAACACCTTCTGCTGGTACGCCAGAAACGCCGAATTCGAAGGAACGCACTGGCTCGAGTTGATGGTTCCAAACCCGGTTGCCGTCGTCACCGGCCTCCCGTCCGGGAACAGCGACACCCACGCCGCCGGCGGGAAGCACAGCTCCATCGAGTAGCTCACCACCACGTTGATGCCGGCCGCCTTCGAGCGGGTGAACAGGTCCGCCATCCAGGCCGATGCCGCGGCGTTGATCACCGGCGTCTGCGTCGGATCCAGCGCCCACGTCGCGATCGTGCCACCCTCCAGCGAGCCCGTGTAGGTCAGCGGCGTGACCGTTGTGTTCTTGTACGCGGAGAAAGTGAAGTTGTAGCTCGATCCCACCGCGCGCAGCGTGATCGTCAGCACCGAGCCAGCGACGGTCGCGTAGGTCCCAGCCGCCACTTCGTTGAGGTAATACGCAAAGTGGTTCGCAATGAGAGCCGGCGAGCCGGCTTCGATCGGGAACACGGTCTTGCCGAAGGCCTCGCCCGAGAGCACCAGGAAGACGCTGTCGCCCGAGAGGTACGTGGTCTGCGAGAAATCGATGGTCACGAAGGGGACGACTCCGCCCGTGCCGGTTTTTTGCATCCACCAGAAGACGCCCATGTACAGGTTCAGCTCGGCCGTCGAATAACCCAGGTTGGTCAACATCCACAGCAAACGTGTCGGAGACACCTTGTAGCCGTGGTCGGTGTCGTAATCGGACGCCGGGGACCTACCGGTCCAGGGACCAGGCGGCGCGGGGACATTCGACAGCACCGCGGCCTCGATGAAGTCAAAATACCCCAGCGTTCCACTCGCCAGCGTGATCACGACGGTGTGCTTGCCGGAGGTGAGTCCGGCGGCGATCAGGCGTCTCCCGATCACCTGGTCGTCGCCAGATCCCAGCGCGCAGGACAGGGTCACTGCGGGGCCGCCGTCGACGGTCATGTAAAACGTTCCGTAGCCGAACTCCAGCGCCGTCCCCAGGTATAGGTCGTGGGCGCTTTGGCAGTAGCAGGCAACCGTCACCGAGTCGCCTGGGTTGGTGACTTGATGGGCAAAACCTCGTGACCAGTTCCCGACCGACGTATCCACCACCGACCAGGACGAACCCGTATATGTGCACCATGCGCTTGAATCCTCCACCCGCACGCTGCCGGGCCCAGCCACCTGGAGCGTCTTGCTCCCCGCGCCGGTCAGCGACCAGTTCGTAAAGACTGCCGTCCACTCGGTCGACTCGTACGCCGCCGCGATCGCGAGCGCCGGCGCGAACGTCAGCCACAACTGCCGCACGCTGGTCAACCCCAAGGAAGTGAAATCCAGCTGAATGTTCCACGTGGCACTCGAATTGCCGCCCGTCAGCGGCGCCACCGCCGGGTTTACGGTGAGAGTGGAAGTTTTCGATTCCGAATAGAGGGTGATGAAGTTGCCGTCCGTCCCGGCCTTCTCCGAGGTCACCGTGATCGTCGCACCGCTGGCTACCGCTGAGATCGCGTGCGCGCCATCCCAGGCAGTCGCGTTGATGTAGCCAGCCAGGAGCGCCGCCACCGCCGCCGCGGTCTCGCCGCCGGCCGCGATGTAGTCGTAGGCGTAGTTCTGATACCAGATGGTCACCCGGTCGAAGGCCACCGCTGGCCCCGCCGTGAGCTCCAGCACCGTTTGCGCCGCCACGTAGTTGCCGCCGACCTGAGTGGCATTGGCAAACAGCGAGACCTGGGCGGTCGATCCGTCTGACAAAATTGCGTCAAGATACGGCCAATCGATTGTCGGAAAACTGTCGGAATCCAGCGGCTGCAACCCGGTGTAGGTCACATCGAAGCTGAGCACCAGGCCACTCAGGTCGAAGTCTGGCAGGTACTTGAGCCGGGGGTGGCCAAAGTAATCGTCGGCGTCGTACAGATACAGCACCGCGAAGTCGGCGGCGTCGCGAAAGACGCCAGAGACCGTGAAGCCCGATTCGCTGGCGCCGGTGATCGCAGCCATGGCGCCAAACGCGTCGACGCCGCGCAGGTGCACGGTGTAGCGGGGATCTAACTTCTGGAGTGTCGTGGACACGCGCGGAAAAAGCGACCCGGGCCGTCAGAAAGGAAAAGAAACACGCGGCCCGGGTCGGATCACGCTCTCTCGCCTCATACATTGCCCCTGGGTGCTCTTCACCAACAACGAGCAACCAGGAAAACCAACCGCTCAGCTGAGCAGGATGCTCAACCCGCTCCCCGGATTGTCCAAGCCCACCGTCGTCACATCCACGCTCAGCACCGTGTTCGCCGGCAGCGTCCAGCTGATCGTGGCACTCCCAGCCACCGCGCCGGCCGCGATCGTCGCCGTCCCCAGGATCTTCGTTCCGGCCTTTGCGGAGATCGTGATCGCGCCATCGGTCGGCGCCTGCTCCACCAGCAGATTCACCTTCGTCCAACTCTGTGCCGTCGAGAAGATAACCAGCGCCGTCGCGCTCGCCTCGATCGCGAGCGTTCCCGGCACGGTTAAGATCAGTACACTGACGCTAGAGCTAGCGCCGCCTCCGGCGGCCGGCACCGCAGCGGCGGTGGCCACCGCTTTCGCGATGGCCGCGCTGGTCGCGTAGCGCTTGTCCCCGGTCGCCATATTGAGCGCGTCCTGGGGGTTCACGGCGTTGCCGAGCACCACAACGCGGTAGCCGTTCATGTTGAGGTCGCTGGCGATCGCCGGCATAGGCGTCGCTGTGTTCAGCGCTTGCGTGATGGCGCGCAGCCGGTCATTGACCAGCGCGATCAGCGCGTCGCCAGTCACCCCGGCTGGGATGTCGAGGAACTGGACCGTGGACGTGGCGGCGGGCATGGCAAGAAGTTAGAATGTCGAGCCCCTGCCGGGGCCCTCCGAATTCAGAATTCTGAATTCTGTATTCTGTATTCCTCCCCTACTCAATCGCGTCCACCGGCAGGTCCACCCACGTGAACTCCTCCGGCGTCGCCCGCACCGGCATGTTGATCTCGCGCCATTCGTTGCTCGTCTCCTCGAGCGGCACCTTTACCCATTGCCACGCCGTCTCGCTGTTCCCCAGGCCGCGCCCCAGCACCTTCACTTCAAACAGCCGCGCCCAATAAGCCCCGCTCAGCTGAAATTGCTGCAGCTGCCCCTTCGTCGTCCCCGGCAGCCGCGCGTACACCGGCAGGCGACTCGTCGCATTGGTCGAGTTCACAGGAAAGCTCGCGACCGGCGCCATCACCGCGCCCGGCAGTTCCGTGGACATCGTAAGGGTCATAGGACCGAGCGTCTGTGCCACCACCGCAATCTCGCGGAAGACGCCAATGCCACCAAATAGATCTAACGGTTGGGTAAGCCATATCTCTCCCGCCGCGCCGTCGAAGCACACGCCGATGATGCGCGCCCGGATGGTCGCCCGCCCGTGCAGCCGGATGATCCCCCCGGCGGGCGGAATCACGCGGATCTTGAACAACGTCCCGTACGGCAGGTTGTTACTCAAGTCCTCGAACGGAAAACTGAATGTGCGCCGCGTGCCCGTCGGAATCTGGAGCGTGCGGGCCACGGTCAGCGCCGGCGGCCCAGCCTCCGGCGGATTGGAGTCCGCGTACAGCACCAACTGCCCGCCAGGCGTCTCCGAGTCGTAGTCCAGCAGCAGATCCTTCAGCTCCCCGTCTCGCCCCGGCGCCACGCTGAACTCGGGCGACTCGAAGTACTCGCCGATCGTCCCGTCGATGTACTCGCCAATCACCCGCTGGCGCAAGCGCGCTGCGTGGATCTGAAACGCCTGTGAGCCGAGCGGGTTCGACAGCATCACCCGCAGGTTGCGTCCTTCCAGGATCGCCGGCAGCCGTGCGCGCACGTTTCCCCTCCCGTTCGGCAGCGTCACCGGCAGGCTAGCCTGTTCTGTCAGCACAGACCCTGGGAGGTCAGAGTAGAGCGCCCGCGTCACCTGCTGCCCGATCCCGGTCGCGACGAACTCCAGGTAATCGGCCTGCTTCACCCGCTCCGGCAGCCCGAGATCAATGAACCCGCTGTCGAAGGTCGTCGCCAGGCGCTCCTGCGGATACCAGTGCAGGTAGGCGCCGTAGATGATGCAGGTCGAGCCGATGTCGCCTTCCACCCGGATCGCCGCGTTCTTCGCCAGTAGATCGTCGTACGGCGAGTAGCCCTGCGGATGCTGCACAGACCCCACGATCCCCATCAGCGGAAAGCTTTGCGTGTCCTGCACCGCCGAAGTGAAGGTCCCCAGCAGCACTTTGATCGAGTGGTTGTAGACGATGTACACGCTCAGCGTGGACAGTCCGTCGCCGTTGAAGGCGGTCTGGGCATCCAGCTCGAGGTCCGAATAATACTTGAGGTTGTCAGGCAACCCCTGATCTGAAAACCGCGACTGCCAGGCCACGTGCACCGTCTCGCCCGAATCGTTGGTGTCGCCGAACTCCAGGTTCAGCAGGTAGCCGCCGCTTTCGACCAGGTCGCCAGAGACCCAGTTACCGGTCACTCCGCCCATCAGCCGGTACGGATTCCCGTCATAGTGCAGCGCGGTGAAGCCCACATTGCCGGCCTGCCCCACCGCGGCCGGATTCACGTACATCCGCGACCAGCGATAGGTCGGCACATCGGTGATGGCGGTCTGCCCGGGCAGCTGGCAGATCAGCGTCATTGTGGGCAGGCTCGCGCCCTCTTCCACATAGCTCACATACAGCCGGTCGTTGCAGAGCTCGAGGACGCTCAGCCCGATCCAGGTTTTACTGATGGGAGGAATGAACTCACCAGTCGACAATTGCACGTAATCGCCCTTGAAAATCGGGTCGATATCGGTGGAGATCTTCACCTTTGAGTCATAATTCCGGTAGTAAATCCCCTCCGGGCCCATGAAGTAGTCCACCTGGCCGCCATTGACCACGGCTTTCGGCCCCACCAGGCCGCACGTTTGATCCACTTCCTGATAGTCAGCCGTGTCCGGACTTCCATACAATCTGCCAAGCGACCTGGTCTTATAAAACAGCGCCATCAGCTGGTGATTTGTGATCATCAACAGCGGGTCGTCATCCGAGCCGGCATCCTCCCAGTTACCATTTACGTCGTCCCAGCCTGGAAATGCCCACGGAATTCCAGGCTCAGTCCAGCCATATCGGCATGGATGGCCGGGCCAGTTCCACGCCATCAGCTGGGAAAGATACGGCCCCATCACGCCCGCGGCGGGCGGAGGTTGTGTCCGCGCGGTCGGCGCGACTAGCCCCTCGTCCTGCGCCGCCACCACCGACATCGCATCGACGAAGAAGGTCGTCACGTTGTCATTGATCTGGCCCACCTGCAGCGCCTGCGACGAACCGAAACCAACCCGCCAGATCCAGCGCTGCGTCACCTGGGGATCCGGCGACACCGGAATATTGGTCAGCTCCACGCTCTGGCCCACGCACGTCACCGTGTTCGACATGGGCGACAGATCCCCGTCCTCGTCCCACTGGTTCGCGTAGCTCACAAAGTAGTTTCCAGTGCCCGTCAGCACTCCCTGCACGGTGCCCACGAAGTAGGAGTTGTCCAGGTTGAACACGCACGGCGCCGTGAGATTCACCAGCACCTGCAGGCCCGAGATAGCACTCCAATTGATGGCCGTCACCTGCCCGTTATTCGTGTAGCCGGATCCACCTTCCTGGTTGCCGCCGATCTCGACCGTCATGCCGGTATAGATCTTGCCGCCCTCGACTTCGGTAAAATGCGGCGCCTCGGTGCGCTGGCTGAAGGACGCGATCAGCGCCGCCAGCTCCGCCGGATTCGCCGATTGCACCTCCGGAAAGCCAGGGGAGACCGGCACCGTCCCGATCGCGTTGATCGCCGCATTCCAGGAATCCAGATTGATATTTCGCAGGATCTGCAGCAGCGTCCAACTGTTCGGGGTTTGGTTGAGAACACTGCCGGGCATCGTCACATACGCCGACAGACCGGCCGTGTCGCTCGAGCCCGACAGCAGCACCACCGCGAACGAGGCCACCGCCGCCGGATTGGAACAGTACACCCACAGGCGGAAGACGTCGTCATCTTGCGCCACGCCCTCGGTGGTGGTGTCGATCGCGCCCCCGCGCGACGTCAGGAGGTCATCGGTCACCGCCCAGGTCCCGACGACCGAGGCGTTCACCTGCAGGCTGGCCGTCACATCGCCGACCTGTTGGAAATTGGTGGTGTCGGCCGAGGCCGCCGGCACCTGGGTAGTGATCTGGAAGCTCAACCCGCTCGCAGTGTCCCAGTCCCAGATGATAGGTGCGAGGCTAGCGTGCGTGGCATCCGTGACCGAAGCAATCGGCGCGAGCCAGTAACCGCTGACACCGTTCAGCGTGCCCGTGATCTCAATTTCAGCCCCCACCATGGCCTGCGTAAAAGCCGTCCCCGTGCCCACGATCGCCGCCGAACCGTTTGTCACCGCGATCGTCCCAGCGCTTGTGAGGACCGTGGTGCTGGTGGGCTCGTCGTGGAAGATACCAACGGAGTCGTAATAGCCCACGTCGATGCCCGCCGCCGGTTGGCTGGATTGTTCGAACCCCTCGACGACGCTGTACTGCTGCGCGCCCGCGGTAGCGGTCGGCGCCGTGGCCGGCGCCCCCACGCCCCAGGGCGTCGAACCCGCTCCGTTCAATCCCAGGCGCAACTGCTTGGCGGTGTTCATGACCCAGCCGGCCTGGTCATAGAACACAATGCCCAGCGGATTGCCGTCAAAGCCGGAAGCGACTTCGGTCTGCGCATTGTCGCCCCAGTAGAGGGCGTTCCCGACGCCGCAGTAGCGATCACCGGCCGCGCGCGCAATGGTATGGAAGACACCCGAACCGATCTGGGCTGCTTGGATGCTGGTGCCCAGGCGCGAGCGGAGCTGGCCGAACTGGTCTACGCGCCAGTTGTCGAGCAGCAGCGAACCGCCCGCCGGGATCTTGTCTCCGGGCGTCAGCAGGTTCAGCGCGCCGGGAACGATGGGCTGCTTATCGGTGCGGCTAGCCATTGGCGGCCTTCGCTTTAATGAATGGAGCTTCCCACCAGCTCTGGGTCTCGCGACTCCACACCCGCATCGTCACCGCCTCGCCACCATCGAACACCACCTCGACGCGGGGATCCGGGCAGTAGTGCATCGCGCCAGGCTTGAAGTCCTCACCACAGTCGCCGCATTTTGGACAGGTCGCGAAGGCAGGCGCGCACGGAGTCGCCTGGTCCATGGGGTGGGGAACGGCGCGCTTATGGACCGGCTGCGGCAGCGCCAGGCGCTGAGCCATGGTCTTTTCGGTCTTACTCGCCATTGCGGATGAGCCTCAGCCACCAACCACCGACCACCAGGAACAGTATCCCTAGGAGCATCCCGATCATTGGGCTTGTCCCCACAGCTCTGTCATCACTTGCTCCAGAATCCGCGCGGTCGCCAGCGTCTGGTCACGAGGTTCCAATCTGGACGCAGTTTCTTCGCTGCGGCACTCTTTGCGCGGCGAATTGCTCCCTTAACCCTGGCCATCTTCCCCTCGGACAGCTTGCGCGTATACTTCACTGAGCGGTCCCCCAGAGTTCCGTCATGACCTGCTCCAGCATCCCCGCGGTCTTCCCTATCCACGCCGCCACGTCCGGCATCTCCGCCTTCGATTGCTTCCCGCGCGCCGCCTCCAACGCCCGAAACGTGAAGTACTCCCGCACGCACGTCGGCGCCGCCAGGAACGGATTGCTCGCCGTCGGCGCGATCGGGAACTCGCGCAGGATCAAGCCTACGGACAAGCCGCCATTGTTGTCGTCCGGCGCCGGATACAACACGATTTGCGCAAGCCCCTGGAGGTTCTGGACGAAGGCCACCGGCGGTCCCTCTGTCAGCGGCCAGCTGGCGTCCAGCGCCTCCAACTCAGCCACGGTGCGCGGCTGCAACACCAGGCCATTCAAGTCCGCCTGCACCGTCGACACCTGCGCCGGCGGGAGCGCGTACACGCCTTCGCCTGCCTCGGTAATCGTGGTCGTATCGCGCTCCACCCACACCCCGCAGGTCCGCGCGAGGCGCTGCGCCGCCTCATCGATGTAGAGGTAGAGCTCGGCTTGCGTCCAGAAGACCAGGTCGCCCGGACCAGCGGCGTTGAGGGCGCTGTAGAGGTCATTGGCGACCAGCGCCATGTTGATGAACTCGGCGGAGGGCGGAGGCGGTTGCGGAGCAAGTAAGAGAGCGAGCATCTAACCCCGCTAGTTGTCGTAACCCCAAATCGTGACCGTCCCCACCACGGTGGAGTCTGAGTTGTATCGCAGAACGTTGTTGGCCGCCGCCTGGGGCAATGGACGCGACGGCGTGACAACCAGATAGGCTCCGACCGGAAGATACCCATCGAAAAGCAGCGTGCTCGTCGAGAAGGTGCTGTCGTAGATTTGGAACACTCCAGCCGTAGTCACACAGACAATGAAACCCTCGATGTAGCCGGTTTTGCCGCTTGCGGGCGTATGCAACACCTGTGCGCTCTGGCTGGCGGTAAACGGAGCCACAAACCTCCACCAACCCGAAGGACTCGGCTGATTCAACGTCGGCAGCGGATTGCCGGCGCCAGCACTCACCGCCGTCACTGCCGCGCTGCCCACCGACAGCTGCGCCGGCAGCGGATTCGCCGCGCTCACTGCCGAGCCCAGGACCTGACCCACGTTCACCGGCTGCGTCGTCGTCCCAGTCGGATCCGTCCGAAGCGGATTGGTGGCCGTCCCGCCCGCCACCGCTCCGCCATTGGCAGGGAGCGCCACGCCGAACATTGTCATCGTGTCCGTGCCGGCGCCGGTGTCGTAATCGGAGGTGTTGGCCGCCGCGCCCGCGTTGGTCGAAGTGCTCAGCGTGGCGGCGACGGTGCCCGACACCGGCTGCGTCGTCGTCCCCGTGGGATCCGTCCGCACCGGCGCCGTGCTCAGCCCCAGCTCCGCGCCGCTCGAGTTGCGGAGGTTCACGTGCAGCCCGCGATACTGGGTGATCTGGCAGCCCGCGGCTTTGCCGGATGTGACCGCGCCGGCCGACGTGTTGTACTCGCCCGCGATCACGTTGACCTGCGTCGTCCCCTCGGTGAAGGTGCTGTCGTCGACCTGGGAGCCCGACGCCGCGCTTTGCAGCACGTTGACGTTCAGCGCTTTCGCGCCACCGATGGTCGAGACCGCTACCACGCCATTGCTGCCATCCGTGATTTCGATGGGCCATGGCGAGCTCGCCGCCGCCGGTGTCCCTTGGACAGCCGTCACGGTGCCAGATACTGGCAGCGTCGAAATTGACGCGGATCCGTTGGAGAGCTGCACAGCCACCGGCGCGGTCGCCGGAGCGCTCACCGGCAGCGCACTCGCCGCGCTTACCGCCACCGTGTTGGTCACCCACGCCTGCAGGTTCGCAGCCGTGGGATTGTTGACCACCACCACGCCGTCGACCAACTTCACGTGGACATCCAGGCCGTGCGTGCCGTCGCTCGAGGCCGGGATGGAAGCGCCGTCGCCGCCCCAGTCGGCCTTGATCACCTGCATGTCGAGGCCGGATACGACGTTCACGGCGATGTTGGCGCCGGCGCCCGGCGTGATCGCTACGGAGGAATTAGGCATTGAGCGCCGCCTGCGCCTGCTCCTGTTCGGCGATCAGCTTCAGGTAATAGCGGTTCTCCTGGATCGCGCCGTCGATGGCGTGGGCGGTGGCCTCGCCGTCGGCGATCTGCTTCCGCGCCGCCGCTAGCTGCCGCGCAAGGTCGTGACCGCGCTCCTCCACCTGTTCCCGCGTGATGTTAGGCATGCTCATCTCAGGCAACCTTCCCCACTTTCTGCATCAGCAGTTTCGAGCGATCGAACCGCTTCAATTCCGCCGGCATCCGGTCGTACCCCTGCTCCTGGTTCCGCGCCCTCACATACTCCCCCAGCTTCCCGGCCGCGTCCATGAACACATCCCAGTGCGGCAGCACCTTCTGGAACTCCCCGCCGCCTTCTTTCGCCCGACACAATGGAATTGCCCCGTCGATCAGCACCGGATGGTACTCGGCCGGAATCGCCGGCACATCGCCCGGATTCACCAGCGTGGGCGGGCAGCAGGCGTAGGTGATGTCGATCGAGGTCAGCGCGAGAGGCTGCTGGTAAATCGCGAACAGATCGAATCCCACCAGCGCGTAGCGCGCGGGCACGCCCGGACTCACGCTCCAACTCGCGTCGTACGCCGCCATGTCGCTTAACCGCGCCGGCCGCAGATGCGCGCCGCCGGCAATGCGGACGCGCAGCGGCAGCATCCAATCGGCGTACTGATTCAGCATGCTGTAAAACGTTTGGTTCGCCGCCAGCTCAAAGACCTGGGTATTCTCCAGGCATAGCGTCAGAAGCACGAAGATGCGCTGGGCGGCGTTCAGCCAGTTGAGGGCCTCGGTGGGCGTGTAGTAGCCGACCTGGACGTATTCGCCAGAGGCGCTGTCGCCGAGGCGCTCCAGCAACCGGTCCTGCATGTCAGAAGCTGTCACGCGGCGGCCGCCCTCCGCTTCGCCCGCACTCGCGCCTGGCGCGCGCGCCCCAGTGCCCGAACATGCTCCCGGTCGTCGGCTTTCTTGGGCGCCAGAGCTTTCGCGCGCCGCTTCTCCAGCCTATCGCGCATTTGCTCGGCCTTGGCCTTCAGCGCATCCTCACGCGATCTGCGCGGGCCGCGCGGCCCACCGCGGCGACTCGGGACGGGATGCTCCGCGGCATATCGCTCCCGGAGCCGCGCTAGAATTTTATCCGCGTTCCTTGCGTACCAACCGGAGGTGCTAGGCATCGTACTCGTCCTCGCCAAAATAGTCCCGGTCCGCGTGCTTCGCCCGGTGATAGCCCACCGGCGTCCCGCGCCCCCGCAGCTCCGGCGCTAGCCGTAGCGCCTGTGGCCCGCGCTGTAACGCGTTAATCATCGCCATCTGCTTGACCAGCTTTTCAAACGCGGCCTCGCGCGCCTCGGCCAGCGTGAGTTTCTCCTGCCACTCCGCGATGTCGGCCTGCACGCCTTTGATCAACGCCGCCGGCCGCGCCCACGGCAACAGGCTAAAGCTGGTGTTGGACGCCACCAGGTCCGGCTGGTCGTAGATGTAATCCACCGCGAACGACAGCGTGTTGCCGAGTGAATCCGGGCTCGCGGGAATCGGAGACAGCTCCAGCTGCATCAGCGGCGGACTTGTGTCCGCATCCCAAGTCTGCACCGCATAGCGCGGCGTCCCATAGACCAGGCGCCCCGGCGCGATGCGGTTGAGTTCTCCCGGCGAGATCACTTTCAACTCGCCCGGTGGATGGAAGCGCCGCACCGCCCGCAGCACCCGGCAATCGTAGGGCAGCGTGAAGATGTTCTGGTCGATGCGATACGCCAGGCCCGAGGAAATCCCCACCGTCAAAATGTTCAGGGTGAACCCCGAGCCCGCGCCGCTGGTGGTGGTCGCCACGCCCGATGCCACGCTAAACGCGTTCCCTGGACTAGTGATGCTGTAGCCGGTTACCGCGCCCGCGACCGCGCTCTGGATGATCCCCGACGCGCCCAGACCGTCCGGATTCGCGATCCAGAACAGATCCCCCACCTGGTAGCCGGCGCCGGCCGTGGCGATCGCCGAGGCCGAAATCGAATCGGTCTGGGCCTCATAGGGCCGGTCGAGAGTAGCGTCGGTCGCGTCCACGTACGTGAAGACATAAAACTCCTGGTCGTTGGCAATGCGGATCATGAGCCCGTTCATGGCCTGGGTCCACGCTGTTCCCACACCCACGATCGCGTTCGACCCCTGCGTCGCCGTGACCGTGCCCACCTGGTAGCTCGGCGGCGACTGGATCACCGTCTCGCCCTCCAGGCGCTTCCACGGCAGCCGGTCGAGGATCTGGGTATAGCGGTCTTGAATCCAGCCGTCGATCAGCTCGCGATCGACGCCCGCGGCGAGCTTGGAAAGCCTTAAGCGAATCTGTCCGTAGGTAGCCATTCTGAATTCTGGATTCTGACTCCTGGCTTCTTCCTATTCGTTCACCAACCTGAAAATTGCCCCATCGAACCAGATCGGCTGCGCCTGGCCGGCCACCAGCGCGCCGCCTGGCGCGGTCAGGCCGTCTTTGCGCGTGATGGTGATCACTCCGATGGTGTCGATGTTGAGCGTGCAGGTGGTCGCGCACGTCGTGTCCGGATTCAGCAGAAACATCTGACCCTCCTGGTAGGCGGTGAGCGCCTTGTTGGGCATCGAGCAGGTGTAGCCCGCTGTACCGTTGCTGGATTTGCAGTAGCTCTCGTTGGCGTGGATGGTGTCGTGCGTCGGGATCAGCGCCCCGTTGTAGGAGGGCGTGCAGTTGATGGCCACGCCCACGTTGTCCACACAGTTCCAACCGATCCCGGTTCCAGGGATCAGATTGAGCGCGGTCTCCGCCCCAGCCACGATGCCATTGACCTGAATCGTGATGGTCGTGCCGGCGCCCGAGCCCACGCAGGTGACCGAGCCATCGGTGTTGATCTTCTGCACCACCTCGCCACCGCTCGAGCAGTCCTTGGACTCCACGCCGCCCAGCGTGGTCACGCCGGGCGGTGGAAGCCATCCTGCAGCTAGAAGTCCCCCGGCTCCCGACTGCGGAACTGTATTCGCGCCCGGCGTGGCCGAGGTCGCCAATCCCACGCTCAGCGCCGTGCCAGCCGTGTTCCCCCAGGCCGCCAGATACCCCGTGGTTGTCGTTCCCGGCCCCGTCACGCCGCTCACGGCCGCCGTGATCGCTGACCGCACAGCCGCTTCCGTCGCCACGTTGGTGTTGCTGCCAGGCGACCCCACCGCCGTCACCACGGTCAGCCCGGTTATAGACGGTGCACCGGCTATAATCCCCCAATTGATCGCCGTCAACCACCCGGGCGAAGCGTAGCTCCCCGTAAGGCTCACCAACCCCGCTAGCGCCGCCGCCAGGTCCGTCTGGCTCGCGAGCGTGCCCGTGATCGATCCCCATACCCCGCCGCCCGCGTTCCCGCCCTCCAGCGCCCACACGTTGGTCAATATACAGCCATATACATTCTGGCCGCTCGGCGCTCCCGTTTTGAAGAACATCGCGCCCTGCGGACACGTCGCCGGCAGACTCCCGCCCATTTGAAACGGTTTGGTCGGCGACATCAGCGTGAAATCCACGTTCTCCGCCTGCGTCTTCAGGTTGAGGAGGGTTTGAGCGGGAAGCGAGAATCCAGAAGCCAGAATCCAGAAGGCCACACACCAGCTCGAGGGCCGCCCCATTCTGAATTCTGAATTCTGAATTCTCATCTTCCCTCAGTGCCGATACCAGGCCCGCAGCGTCGCGCCCGTCTGTGGCACCACACCGTTGATGAAGGTGATGCTGGCGCCCGACAGCGAGTAATCGGAACCAGCGGTCTGCACCGCAGTATTCAGCACCAGAACCAAGCTCGCCGCCGGACTCGGAGCGTTAGCCAGCGTAAACACCGTGTTGGATCCGTTCACCGTTCCGCTGGGCGTTTCAGCGTCAGAAAACGATGGCCCGCTGCTGGGGCTCCCCGCGCTGCACGGCGCCGAGCTGCCATCCACCAGCACGCAATTGGTGAGCGTCCCCGTGATGCCATCCAGCAACCCTTGCGCGTCGATAAAGGCGATGCGCCCTGGATACCACGCTGGGCCTTTCTGTGGAACGCTGGGCGGCAGACCGGTGGGCGTATTGGTGCCAGGTCTGAATTGGGCTAGGACAAAATGCGGCTCGGGCAGTAGGAGAAAAGCGACCGCTAGTAGGCCGCCACACACACACCACCGCGTCCGCACACTAGAAGGCCCCCGCGATGGATTTGTCGACTACCAGCGTAACCACGCTGGCCTGGGCCTGGTTCACTTGGCTCGCCGACGTGCCGGATTGCAGCTGCAGGTATATCACCCCGCGGAAGTGCTCGAATTTAATGTCGGAGTCCTCGCCGATCGCGACGTAGGTGCTCACGGTCGGCGACGGCGTCACTTGGATCAACTGGCCCGCGGCGCTATACATTTCGAAGAAGTTGACGCCGTCGACGCTCGCGAGAAAAGTAATCACCGCCGTCGTCCACACCGCTGGGATGATCATCCCAACCAGCACCCCCACCCCGATCTGAACGATGTTACTGACCGCCGCGCCGTTCGCGATGGTGGCCTGCGGGAAGCTGTAGGGGAAATTCTGTTGTGGCATCGCGGGCTAGAATCCGCCGATAATGCGGTAACCAATGTTCAGGACCAGCGGGCTATTGCCGGTGGTAAAATCCTGGGTCGCCGCCTGGATCCACAGCGCTTCGTTCAACACCGCCGAGGCAGCCTGCGCCCCGGTCATGCCGCCGGGCGAGAAGAACACCTCCGTCGCGGTCGCCGTCACCAGGCCTACGGGAATCGCGGTCGCGTGCGCCACGCCGCCGCCCGATCCATAGGTGATCGTCAGCGCCCCACCGGCCGCGTAGGTGGCCGAATTATAGACCAACTCGGCGGTGAGGAAATCGAGAACGATTGCATAGCCGGCCCCAGGCGCCCCAAACACCGCGTTGAGTAAGCTGAGGTTCACCGGAACGCTATGCAGCGTCAACACCGAGGCCGTGGGGATCGTCACCTGGGCAATTTGCAGCGCCCAGCTTCCGGCCGCGTCCATGTACTGCTGGTAGGTGAACGAGCCCGCCGGCTGGCCCGGCAGAGGAGGGCACTTGACGTACAGCGGCCCGCGATGCGCCGAGCCCGGTCCGCCCGTGTAAACCGTTCCGCCGCCCTCAACCTTTGGCATCGAACCCCCCTAAAGAATCCAGAAGTCAGAATTCTGAATTCTGAATTCGGAGCGCCCGTAGGCGCGACATTCTGACTTCTTCCCCCTCACTGCCCCGCGTTCCCAATCAGCCCGATGTAGTTGTTCCAGCCGTGGCTCTTCTTGTAGCGCATGCCGGTCACACCCACTTCGGTGTCGTCATCGGTCCAGCTCTTGGTGTAGGGCTTCTTGCGGAAGAACCACACCAGGCCGGTTTCGCTCGGCACCGCAGCCAGGAACCACGCGTTCGGCGCCGAGAGATAACGCCATACGAAGGGCGTTGGAATGCCGTCTTCGCCGCCTTTCAACGGGTTCACCGAACGGTCCGAGGTGGTCGGATCGTCGCCCGATTTCGTCAGCGCATAGGAGAGCCAGCGGTTCGACGGGTGCACGATCAGCTTACTCGGCGCCACGTGAATCAATTCGCCCGAGGGCCGCACCTGCATTTCGAACTGGGTCAGCGCCAGCTGGAAGCTCAGCATATCCAGATCCGCCGCCGTCATCAGGTTCGACTGCACGCCGCCGACTTTGTACAGCGGATGCGAGGCGGAGAACAGCGCCACGCCATCCGGCCCCAGATAGGAGCCGCTGAAGCCGTTATTGAACGTGCCGACCGCGTCCAACTCCTGGGTCTCCGAACACGACCAGCCCAGATCCTTGTGCATGTTGCCGATCAGGTCCCACTTGTCGTCTTCCACCACATCGATGGTGACCGGAACGGCCAGGCCATAGCGCACGTGGCTGAAGGTGGAATTGAAGCCCTGCACCGGCATGTCGCGCCGCACCGGCTCGCCTTGGGGAATCTGAAGGAAGCGCCCCACGCCCGACACCTGCGAGAACTGCTCGATCGAGCGGGTGGACGTCAGCACGTTGAAGATCTGCGAGAACTGCTGCGGCCGCTGTTTGTAGCCGCGGTCGATCACCGCGCGTAGCGCCGGCAGCATCGACGTGCCGTAGAAATCTGAAAAGTTCCCAGTGACTTCCATGGATCAAACCCCTTTGGAATACAGAATGTCGCTTCGCTCCGAATCCAGAATTCTGAATTCTGACTTCTGAATTCCTCCCCTCACGTGGCCGTGATCTCCGCCGTCCGCAGATGCTTGTTGAACTTCACCTCGCAGCGCCCGTACGCGCCATAGGCGTTGGTGGGATCGCTCAGCAGTTGAAGCAGCCGCACGTCGAAGGTGGACGTGGTCGCGATGGTCGATTCCACAAACTGGACGCCCGAGTTATCGCGCGTCACCCCGCCGCCAGCTACCGACGCCACATTCAGATTGGCGTTGTAGCCCATCTTGGCCGCGGCCACGTTCGCGCCGCCCGTGCCGTCGCCCTGCGCCTCGAAGATGGCGTCGGGTGAGACGATCACCTGATGGGTGGATGCCACCGACGCGGCCGCCCAGTTCAGCGACACGCCCAAAAAGCGCGTGGTGCCCGGCGTGATACCGGACGCTGGCCCGTTCAGTACGCCCGCGAGCTCGGTCACCGGATCCCACTTGAAAATCGCGTAGGCGTAGCCCACAGCTTTGGAGAACTGCTCAGCCTGCGGAGCGCCGCCGGACTGCGTGCGCAACACGGGCCGAAGGCCGTGCGGATTATTGACGTTTGCTGCCACTCAAGACCTCCGGGAATCCAGAATTCAGAATTCGAGAATTCAGAATCACTGCTTCGCCGGATGTCCCGGTCCAGCGGCTCGGGGCGGTTTGAGCGCCACGCGGAAGCCGCTGCTGAAACTATATTGCCATCACCAAAAGGTGGTGGGAGGTGGGTCGTAGGAAAAGCCGCTACAGCCCCCACCACCCACCTCCCACTACCCCGAAAGATCGCTCACTAGATCCGCCATCACCTGCCCGGAGTCCTCATGCTGGAAGCCGTCGTACTCCCCGCGCCCCTGCCGCACCACGCGCTTCTGGCGGCCCTCGGTCATAAAGGCCTCGGTTTGCTCCTGGACTGTTTCGACCGCCGCCACCATCTGCGACTCGGCCTTGCGCGCGTAGTGCGCATCCGCCGCCCGCGCCTTGGCTTCCGGCACCATCCCCAGGAACATCTCGCCCGAGCGCACCCGCTCCTTCTTGCCATCGACCTCGATCAGCACCGGCACGTAATCCAGCACGCCGCGCCGCATGCCTTCCTTGGCAACCTTGCGCTCGCTCATCCACAACCCGCGCATCCCCGCCGGCAGGTGCTGCTTCATGAGGACTTCCTGCGGGTTCTCGAGCTCGGCCAGCTCCATGCTCTCGCGGAACTGATCCACCGACTGCTCGATACTCCGATCGCGCATGGTCCGGACCAGCTCGTCGGCGGGCCGCGAGGACAGCGGCTCACTCCGTAGCACCTCCGCGCGCGCCGGTTCCTTGCCGGCGTTGAACTCGATCGCGCCCTGGTCCGTCATTCGATAGGGGAAGGTGCCCCACAGATCTTCAGGGATCGGTTGGCCGTTGACGGTCAGCTTGGCCCAGTTGTAGGATTCCTCGAACGTCCCCGGGGTTGCAACAAATGGCCGCGAGGCCCCCACGCCCTGCGTCTGCGCCTTCTTCTTGTGGCTGCGCTTGGGCGCCGGCGACCCTGGATTCTGAATTCCGCCTTCTGAATTCTCGGGCATCAATGCCTCACTCTACCGTTCACCGGCTCCTTGGCGTACTTCCGGAAGTCCTCGTCAGTGATCCCAAAGCGCGATAGATTGTTCACCACGTTCCGCGCCGTCGGGCTCAACTGATCGTCCCCTGGCTCGCCGCCTTCGCCGGATCCGCCGTCACGGTCAGGGGCCTGCGCCGCAATCCGCTCGCGCCGCGACTGTTGGCGATTACCGCCTTCCGTCCCCGCTGCCTTGCCTTCCAATTCGAGCTCCTTTTTGGCTAGCCTGGCGGCCGCCAGCATAGCCCCGGTGGAATTCTTCAGTTTGGGGTCATCCTGCACCATCTGGCGGAAGTGAACCTGGGTGCGCTTGTAGATCTCCGTCTTGGGCTGCTGACCGGCGCTCACCAGTTCGGAGTCGGCCAGTAGCTCCGGAAACTCGGAAAACTTGGCTTCCAGCTGAGACCATTCGCGCTGTTGCGCCAGTTTCGCGTCCACCTCGGCGTAGATGCGCTTCTCGAGCTGGCTCACCTGTTTCACCAATTGGTCGGTGGTGATCAGCCCACGCTTGTGCAACGCCTTCAGGCCATTTACGCTCAGATCGTCGAGCAACTGCTCCGGCTTCTCGCCCTCGAACGGAGATTCGACCGGCGCCGGTTCGTCGTCCAGATCTTCGGCTGGCACTTCGGGCGTCGCCGTGCCTCTGGCTTTGCCGGCCCAGTAGCGCTCCGATTGGCTCAACTCTTCGATGCGCTGGTCTTTGGCTCTGTTGTCGCGCTCCACCGCGTCCAGGCGTTTCTCGACGTCCGACTTTTCAGCGGGCTTCGCCGCCGCCGGAGGCCTGGGCTCCGCGCCAGCGGCGCTATGCTCGAACGGCGCGCCTGGATCTAGCGCAGCCTCAGCAGGCGCCCCGGCGCCTGAACCGCCTCCAGCGGCCGGCTCCCCATCGAATAGTGGACCCCACAGAAACCAGTTCCGCATCTGCTACGCCAGCACCGCCCCAAGCGCCGTTTGCACCGCCGGGCAATTCGCCAGCGCCGCCAGCGCTTGGCCCTCGGTTTGCGCCTGTGTCATCGCCGGGAACAGGCCTTGGAAGACCGCGACCACCGCGCTCACCGTGCCAGGGGCGAGCAGCCCCTCGATCACCGCGACCTCGGGCTGCATGTCGCCGCCGCCCACGTAGGTGAATAGCAAGTGCACCAGATCGGTGTCGCCCACCCCCTGCGCGCGGGCGTCCGCGATGCTGACGCCCTGCGTCGGCACCATGGCCTGGACCGGTTCAACCGGGTTGATGTTGAAGTTGATTACCGAAATTCCGAGCACGGCTAGCTTCGTTCGCAGTGCAAGCCCTCGGGTGATAGTCGAGTTTAGCGCCGGATTGGGCGCCGCGAATCCTGCTGGGATCATGTTTTCCTGCTTTCCGCTTGTATATTGCCGCTGCGCGGAGCTGACTGGCCAGCAGCAACCATCGTCAACGACAGGAAGGCGTGCACCCTGGAACATCGCTTGGCCCAACGCCGGACGGGTGGCCCTGCGGCGCTAAGACAGCTTCCTATCCCACCCGAAGCGCGTCGGCCCGTACAGGTCCTTGCGCCGCTGGACGTACTTGCGGTCGCAGGCCCGGCACAGCAGCTGATACATGCCGTCCTTCCAGTGCAGGAACATCCCCACCTCGGCGCCCATCGTGCGCGCCGCCAGCTCCGCGAAAGTCACACCACACTCCCCGCATCCTTGGGGTGGCGAGCCCGCCAGCACCTCCAGCGCCGCCAAGTGCGCGGCCTGGCACCGCAAGCAACGGGCCATACTCTCGCCGAAGTTCATCACCTCGGAAGGCGGCAAGAAGCGGGAGCAGTAGTGGCATTTGACGCGGAACCCGACGCCAATGATCGGAACGGCCATCAGACCTCAAAGGGCGGCGAACCATCGCCAGTCCACAGACTTCGGATGAAGCGGCGTAAACTAAAGCGCGGCAGGTCGAACGCCCCGCTATCGGCCAGCTCCTGCAGCGCCTCCTCCGCCGCCCCACAGCGCGGATCTTCCTGTGCCGCGAAACCCCAGTCCAGATCGCGGATTAAGCCCAGCCTGCGCTTAGCCTCTTCAAAATCGCCGAGCTCTTTGAAAACCGCGCGGCCGGTCGGAATATGTGTGAGGGTGTAGCCACGATCGCCATCGACCGCGAGGTGAATAGCGAGGAAGCGGTCCATCAGCAGCGCACGCACCGTCACTCGCGGCGTTACAGCACTATCCGTGATGACATCCACCGTGCAGCCCATCAGTGGCTATAGCTGAAGCAGACCTGGTCGCCGGGCGCCGCCGCCTGGATCGCCGTCAACGTCACCGTGCCTCCGGATAGCGCCCAATCCAGGCCACCCACGTTCATGAGCAGGTTGCCATTCTTGAATACGAACACCGGCACGCTCGCGGCTGGCGTAAACTTGAGCGGGAACACCGTCTGCGCCCCGGTCGCCGTATAACCCTCGCAGCCCACCGGCACGGGCGCAGCGACCGGTGCCGGCAGCACCGCCGCAATCGTGCAGACCCCAGCCGGGGTGCAGTTCACCGTAATGCTCGGTCCCAGCACCGCACCCACAATGCCGAGGCCCGGCGCGTACACGAACACCACCGGCGCCGCCGTCGACTCCGCCGCCCTCGTCTGGCCACTGGCGGGGCGGCACATGCCTGCGGCGCAAAGACACACCAGTAGCGCCATTCTGAATTCTGAATTCTGGATTCTCATTCTTCAGCTCCCCAACATGCTTGACGCAATCTTGGCCTGCGCCGGCGAGGGAGCGATACCGCCGCCGCCCGCGTTGGTCGCCGAGCGCGGCGTGCCAGCCCGCAATGCGCTGCCACCCGTGGCTTTCTTCGCGCCGAACAGTTTGCCGATGTGCGCCTGCAGGTGCGCCACGTTGGGATGGAAGGTCGGCAGCGGCGACTTGCCAGAGTACTCGGCCGGATGCGGCGTCGACATCATGCCCTTGGCCGCAGGCTCAATCGAAAGGCTGCGAATCTTCTTAGGCCACGCCATTCTATGCTCCCTGCGGGGCTGCGGTAAGCTCCGCTGCCAGCAATCCGGTCTGGAAGCCCGTCGTGAACGCGCCTTTGACGCCAGAGACCGCGGCGGTTGCTGGGTTCTGTAGTGCCCAGGCCTCCCAAGCTTTGTTGTAAATGCCTCGTTGGGTACGCTCGGCTGCGTCAGCTTTCGTCGATTGATCCATCGCCTTCCTTCCCCGCGCCGCGGTTGGCGGCCGCCTCCGCCTGTAAAATCGCCGGCACGCCCAGCGCCAGCTTCAGCCCTTGAATCATCCCGCGCACTTCGGCGGTTTTCACCGGATCCAGCGGTTGGAGAACTTCAGCCACTTTGGATTCGATGGTCCGCTCGATCCTCTGCCAGATTAATTGCCACCCCGCGGAGCGCAGCACGGTCGAGACATGGTCGGCATCGATGCCATCAAGCTTATCCGCTCGGCGCTTACGCTGCGGCATGCGGCGCCTGTTTGCTGATGTGCCACCACCGGCAGTACGGGCAGTGATAACTGCGGCCGCCTGGATTGGGACGCCGGGCTCTCTCAGCGTCCGCCGCAGCCTCGGTTGCATAGCGCGTCTTGCGGCCACAGCGCCGCGACTCTTTCACGCGCGAGGAGCCAGCGTACTTGTTCACCAGGGGACGCCGACCTCTCCGCGAGAACGTTTCCGCCCGCGCCGCAAAATGTCCTCAGCAGCGCGGAGGTTAGCCGCCAATTGCGCCACCAGTGGGCCGCTCAATCTCACACAACCGTCCTGGTCATGCTTCGCCAAATCCAACGACTGCGCCAGCAGCCGCAAATATCCGAGGGCGTCCGAATCGGTCCTCATCACCAGCGCGGGAGGCGCACACCGGGCCGACCGGCGCTCAGCCAGTAAGACCAAATCTGGCAACGGCCGCGTGAAGCTCATTGCGGCGCTCCCACTCCGCCCGGCCCCGCGATATTCCCCGCCGCCGCTACATCCCCGCCAGGCGCTCCGCCGCCCTGTCCAGGAAACGGCTGCGGATTCGGGCCCGTGAACCCCGGTGATTGCGGGAACGCCGGCCCTAGCCCGTTCGGTGGAGCGCCGTTCTGCTGCTGTTGCTGATGCGCTTGCATCGCCGCCTGGAACGCGGCCTGTAACAGCATCTTCTGGCGCCGCTGCTTCTCGTGATCCAGGATGTGCTTCACTAGCTCCGCCTGGAAGCGCTTGTCCTGCCGCGCCTTCGGCTCCTGGGTGGCCTCTAGCAACTGCTTGCGGTGCGAGTCCAGGTGTTTCAGATCGTCATCCAGCGGATTGACGTGCACTTCGTCCGCATCGCCCGCCGCCAGCATTTCCTCTTCCTGCTTGGGTTGGCGCGGCGTGTCCTGCACCGGCGGCTCGGGCAGAATATCCCCGAAATTCTTCTCGCCGAACGCGTCCCACACTTTGTTCAAAATCGCCCACAAGGCGCTCGGATTCTGCGCCACGATGGGATTCTGCACGCTCAGCTGATACAGCGCCATCACCGCGGCTTTCTTGGCCTCGCGCGACCATACCGACGTCGCAAACTTCAGCTCGAAGCCGAACTCGTGATTGCGCTGCTCGCTGGTCATCCGCCCAAAGCCCTTGTTGGTGTCGTAGAGGCCGTGCGTGTCGTCGCCCGTCACGCGAAACCACACCTCTTCGTCGCCCAACTCGCGATCGAGCGACCAGCAGTACCCCAGCATTTGCGACATATCCTCGCGCAGCATGGTCATATCGAGCGAGGCCCGCACGTTCCCTTCCTGCAGCAGCATGGCTTGGCCGGACGCCGTGCGCGAAGCCACGGTCGACCCCGCCGTGGTTTGATTGTTCAGCGTGTCCGGAATCCCGGTGACGAGCTCGCCCAGGCCTTTCAATAGCTGGCCCATTTCCATCGGATATTGCAGGTTGGAGTCGAACTTCACCACGTTCACCGCGTTCGGATCTTCGGTCGGAATGGCCATCTTGGGCTTGACCTCAAAGGTCTCCGGATCGAAGCCAGACCCCGGCCGGTAGAAGATCACCGGGCCAACCGAAAACATTCCGGCGCTCCGGAACAGGTTATGGTTGATGGTGCCCTCGCGCTGGAGGTCCTCGAGCAGCTCGCCTAACCCAGGCCCCCAGTAACTTCCATCCCGCACCAGGTGGCAGTCCACGAACGGATTGCGCTTCTTCATCCCCGGATACAGGTCGCGCAGATCCTGGGCGCCCACAATCAGCTCGGCGTGCGGCAGGTACTTGACCAGCAGCTCCGACTGGTTCACTTCGCGCCGCTCGATATTTTCCTCGCGGCCGTCCTGCTTGCCCTTGAGCAGCCGCCATTTGCCGTACCACTCCCACACTTCGATCGAATCGCGCGTCCCCATCACGGTCGCGTGATCCACGCCCTCGGCCGCGTCAGCGTCCAGGCGCTCGTCATCCCACCAGTAATCGCGCTCCTGGCGCGCTTTCGCGAAGTCCATGATAGTCGCCCAGTTCTCGCGCACGCCCTGGTATTTTCCGCGCCGCTCCCCATCCAGCAACTGCTGCGGCGTCACCCGGCGCCGGCGGATCCTCCACTCGAAATCGTCCTGCGACTGCACATCGTCTTGCGCCGGCAGAACGATCTGCGAAGGCCACAGCGGATACAGCGCCGGGCCGTCGTAGCACAGCTTTTCGGTGTCCAGGCCAGTTTTCGGATCGCGCTCCCAGAAGTAGCGCTGCTCGTACAGCAGCTCCGCGTGCCCCACGCCGAACAAAACGGTGCGGAACATCCACACAGTCAGCGGACTGGTGGCCTGCATGTACTCAAAAAACCTCCAGGTCTCGAAATCGCCGGCCATGCGCGCGTCTTTTTCGTCAGTCGGCGCGGTCGGCACCGCGACGATTTGAGCGTCATCGCCCAGCAGCGCCTGCATACACCGCGACCAGTGTCCGAAGGTGAACCACTTGATCATCGGTAGCTGGAACTCGGCGCCGTCTTCTCTCGTCCCGCCACCGCCCAAGCCGCGCCACATCCGGTAAATGCGCCGGAATTTCTCGATGCGCCGGTCATGGTTGTCGCGCGCGCCCATGAAGTCGCGGTAGATGTGCGCCTTCAGCCGATCCAACTCACGGTCGGGAAGCTTCAGCTGGAGCTGAAGCTGGTTGTTGGTGGCTGGCTGTTGGTTCTTAGCGCCGGCCATTACGCTGCCGCGCCCGCAGTACGCTCGTAGACAGCCGGAGGGGTGGCCAGACAGTCGTGCACTTCCTTCGCCGGCCCATGGAAGTAGTCACAGACCGGGAAGAGTCCGTACGGCTGTAGCTCACGAAACACGCGCCCCAGTTGCTGCTCGAGCCGGTACACCGCGTGGAAGAAGTTGCCGCGATGCATGCCCAGCCTCTGGCAGCACATCTTCCACCCCGCGCCCTGGATAAAGTGCATCCAGAAGATCGCGAAGTGGCGCTCGTCCAAGGTGCGGCGCGCGATCAGCTCGAAGTCGGCGGCATATTCTTCATCCTTGCGGCCCCACACCGAGTGCCGCTCGCGGCCGCGAGTCGCACTCAGGCTCACGTGGCTCATGTACTTCTCGCGCGTCATCACGTCCCGATAGCGGTTGAAGCAGATCCTGAAGACAGCGCGCAGCACGCACTCGCAGACACGCGTTCCGTACCTCCCCGGGTGTAGCCCAAGACCTAAGCACCGGTTGCACATGGGCGCAGCCAGCGCCAGCGTTTCCGAGCGCGTCCACTGGAAACCGTGGCTGGTTGCTGGTTGTTGGTTCTCGGTCAGCTGCGAGAAAACTCTAGTCTTCGTGGTCCTCGCGATCGCGCCGTTTACCATACGTGGACACCCTCGCGCGCGCCGCGTCCACAGCCGCACGCATCAGCTTGCGCGGCGCCACCCGCCGCCCCACCGAGAACAGCCCGCACATGATTACGCAATCGTCGTGACAGCCCACCTGGTGCTCGGCCTTCCCGTTGGGTTTGATGACAAAAGTGCGACATTCCTGTTGCGCGATCGGGCTTCGAATGATAATTGCCAGCGTGCGCATGTCGTCGTCCAGCGCCGACACCAGCCACGGCCTCGTCGTGGCGTCGGTGTAGAAGCCGATCTCCTGTGGCTGGATGCTGCGCCGGTCGGTGGGATCGCGCCGCGTGGTGTAAATGCGCTCCAGCGGGTATTTTGTTCTCAACAGAGCGTCAATGAAGCCGGCGTCGTTCGACTCCGGAATCAGAAACGCCCAATTGTAGAGCCGCCCCAGCAGGGCGATGTATTCGGCGAACGGCACCGGGCGGATGCGTTCCCGCAACATCGCTACCTGCTCACCGGTGTCCAGGTCGAACACGCCGCTCACCGCCCAATCCGGATCGGTGCCCCGCTTGCCCTCCGATACGTCTATGCCCTTCGCCGGATCCGCCGCCAGCGCGTAGCTCTTGCCGGCTTCCGGCTTCTTCCCAACGATCAGCGCCCCGTGCTCGCGCGGGACGAATTGCAATCGCTTGTGCGGAAACTCCTCAACCTCCTGGAGCTCGCCCACCAGCGGATCTTTCCACACCGGCATGCGGACCAGGGTCGATATCGTCAACGCCGGGCGTCCGGAGGAAAGAAAAGCCTCGTCGGGTGTGGTGGGATATTCCTGGTGGAACAACTCGATGTGCCCGCGGCACTCGGTCGCTATCTTGCGCCGCCGCCAGTGGAGCTGCTGGAGTGTGGCGCCGCGCAGTTCGTGGAGCTCGCCCTCTTCGCGGTCCAGGTGATCCGCCAGGTGCACCTCATCCGCCGCGTGTTCGAACGCCAGCCGATAGAGCGGATGCTCCAGCCATCCGAAGAACAGGAACTCGAAGCCCGATCCACTCGCCGGGTCCTGCGCCTTCTGGCATAGCTCGTAGAATTCTCCGCCCAGCCCGTTCGCCGTCGATTGCAGGATCACATCGGTCTCGGGCAGATCCGGCACCATGTTCAGCACGGCGGTCAGCGTCACTTCGGCCGATCTCCAGAACGCCGCTTCGTCCCCAAGGATCCAGTGCCGGCCGCCGCCGCGCCCCACGTTGCCGCCCTCGGCCGACATCACATCGATGGCCGACCCGTTGTCCCACAGCAGCTCGAGTGTCGCGCCCTTAGGCACTGGCGACACCAGGCGATGCGGCTCTGGCTTCAGGAGCTTTGGCAGGGCGATCTTCGCGCCCGGAAAAGGCCCAAATGGCACGTAGCCCATTTGGAACTGCACCAGGTAGTCGAATGCTTCGAGGCCCGCCGGGTCGTAGTGGTCGGCGATGACGAGGCCTCGCCGGCCGGGGAAGAAGGGCACGTCCTGGAACATCTCCGAACAGCTGCCCATGGTGAATCCGGAGCGCCGCGTTTTGAGTACCACTTGGCGGACCGGCCTCCGGCGCGCGCGTTGCCGTTTGATCGCTCCGTTAAGTTTGATCTGACTCGGCCAGCACTCGAACGGTACGGTGCTGCCGATGCGCTCGCGGATCCGTAGTGCCTCGCGGCAGAAGCGCGGATGGTCCTGGAAGGCGTGAAGGAGTTCGGCCTGCTGGGGCGGCGTCAGCTGCTCAGGCCTCACGGCGCGTACCCGGCGACCAGGACGTCCACCACCCACCGGACTAGCGTGCACACCGCATCCACGGTCAGCACCAGGAGAAAAACCGCGCTGAAGTTCAGCCAACACAGCATCAGCTCGTACGGGTTGCGGGGCAGACGCTCAAGGCCAGACATCGTGTACACCGCGTGCCACACCAGCGCGATCACCAGATCCACTCCGGGCGTCAATTGCGGTGCCTCCGCAGGTTCGGCACAACATCGCTTTCCATAATGTCCTCCAACAACACCAGCAGCGCGGACGCCAGACTATCGGGTTCCCATCGCTCCGCGCATGGCAAACAGATCACCTCCAGTTGGGGATCTGCTCTGAGCGCCTGTTGGCCGATTGGCGAAACCATCACCACGCGGGAGCATCTGGAACATTGGCGATCAAACACCGATCCTCGAATTGTCCTTGGCGCATCCGCCGGCGCGCACACCAAACCGCCCCTTTTAGCCATTCACCTCTCTCTTCAGCTTTGCCACTGCCTGACGCAACCGCGCTGCCAGCGCTTTCGCATCCATGTGCCACAACTCACAAATCGCCGCTTCGTCCGCGCCCTCCAGATAAATCCTCCGCACCAGGTACGCATCCGCCGGCATCAGACTGGCGAGCGCCGCCCGGATCTTCGCCAAATGCCGCCGGTCTAGCGGCCCTCCCACGTTGCGCCGCGCTTCCTTGCGAAGCATCGCCGCCTCAGCGCCCTCGCGCAGATCTACCACCTGGAAACCGGGCAGCTCGTCATGCGTGGACTCCCGGTACTCCCGCCGCCGGCAAGCCATCCATACCGCCCCGCGAATGGCTGCGTAGGCGAACGCCCGGTAATTGTCATTGAGCGCCGGATCGTAGGCCTCCACGCATTTCCAATGCTGGATCACCGCGATGTGCTCCAGTTCCTGGGTGTCAAACGACGGCGGGAGTCTGCGTTTAACGCTGCGCCCGATGCCCTCGGCCCAGGCGCGGTGCAGGTTGAACAGCGCCTCATCCACCATCCGTTTCCCTCAACGCCACCGCAACCAAGGCGTACACCACGGCAAATAAACCGCAGCCTGCGAAGCCCTTCCAATCCCCACGGAACACACACACGCCGCCAACCGTCGACCATATCAGGGCCGCCAAGAGGCACAAATGTCTCACGTGGCCGCCACCGTGACTTTCCGGTAGCTGATCAGCAGCTCCTCCAGCGTGAAATCCCCGCCCGACGTGTCCGCTGACGCCATCCGCAGCAGCGGCGGATCACCCATCGGCAGCAGCCTGAGGAACTGGCCGCGCGCCATCGCGCAGATGGCGTTGTCCTTCGACTTCACGTCTCGCTCGAGCGTGCGCAGCGTGTGGCCGTAGATGCGTGTGATTCGCGGCTCCTCGCGCTGTTTCAGCTTCAGCGTGAGGGTGACCACGCGCGGATCGCTCGCCTGGTTACCGACCGTGCCGGGCGCGAGGCCGGTCTCGGCCGCAATCGCTTTGCGGGTCTTCCCAGCCGCGCGCCCAGCAGCGATCTTGTGCCGCTGCTGCTCGGTTATTTTGCTCTTTCCCTTAGCCGGCACGTTTTGTCACACCGTTTGTAATCGTTTCGCGCGCCGCGCGGCAGCCGCTTCCATCAGCCTCCTGCTCTTGTTCTCGTTCGCAGTCCGCCCGCCCCGACCGTGCCCCTGGTGCGCATTTCGATACGCCGCGCGCCGGGCCTCGGTGTCTGGGCCGTACCGGAACATCCAATCCGCTGGGATGTGCTCCGGCTTCGTCGTGCCCCAGCCCATCGCGATCTTGGCGTCGAGCTCGAGCTCGCGCTCCGCCTGCTCAGCCCGAAACCGCGCGGCATAGAGCTCCTCCACGAAGCCATCGCGCCCGACGTCCGGATCGTGCAGCTCGAAGTCCATCAAGAACGGTCGGCGGCTCACGGGCCACCACCCATCACCCGTCTGACGATTGCCGCACGGTAGCGATCCGGTGCCCGCGCCCGCCGGATTTTCTCTTCCGATGCGATCAGCGCATCACGGACCCGAATGAACGCCGGGTTCATGAACCTGCGGCCGCCCTCGTCCTCGATCACCTCTTCCGGTATTTCCACAGCCGGAGGCTTACGCGCCGGCTGGCTAGCTGTTGTTTCCAATAATTCCAAAGATTCCTTACCTCTTTGGCAACCCGACATCTGACCCGACATCTGACCCGACATTTCGGAATGTCGGGTTACGTTTTCAACAACTTCTCCACTGATCGCCACCCGTCCGGGAGTGCTCGAGTCGGTGTTCTCTGGTGCACGACACCCGCTCGTTTCCAAGTGTTCTGCCAGCGGTGTGGAGAAATCCAAGGTCATTTGCCGGGGTCGACTAACCGTCATGACCGCCGATTCCTGCGACCGCTTCCGCACCTCCAGCAGCCCGCGCCTCTTCAGCTCGGCCACCCAGCGCTCGACCGTACGCAGCGTGACACCCAGCTCCTCTGCCATGCGCTCCTGGCGCCAGTGACACTGCTGGTCATCTCCGGCGCGCCAGACGAGCCAGCGATAGAAGCGCTCGACGCCGCGGCTCATAACAGTGCCAGCACCTCACGTTCCCGTTGCAGCCCGATCTTCAGAAGCGTCTCCTGCTTCAGGCAGTGCGGTGAAAACCAGATCACCTCGCGCCGCGCCTTCCGGCTGTAGCCGCTGGGTGCCTTCCATTCGACAGCTTCCCAATCCGGCGGCATGCTGTGTTCATCGGCGAGCCCGCACAGCGCAATCCGCAGACGTGGATTGTCGCCGTTCATGATGGCCCACTTCCGGACGTCGGCCGAGAGATCGTTGTCGTGGAACGAGTAGAGCTTGTCAGTGGGCGCCGCGCCGGCCGAGCCAGCATTGCTCGATCGCGCGACACGCAAATCGTAGGGTGGATCGAGCACCACGCCGGTCAGTGTGCCCCCGCCGAGCTTCCACGTGCACGACGGAGTAACAATGCGCGCCCAGTCGCCGCAGCACACGCGCACGCGCCGCAGGCGCTCGGACAGCGCCAGGAGCCAGTCAACGACCGGGCGCTTCGCATGGACGCCCATCTCGTTGGTGAGCTGCGGGCGATTTTTCCAGATGTGGATGCCGTTGCGGCTCGACAGATGCGGCTTTCGGCTGTCCAGTGTGTTCAAACCGCGTGGCGCGCGCTGGCCCTGGCCTCGGCCGATCCATTCCGGATGCGAGCACCACCCCGAGCCGATCCACTGCGACACGCCCCACACCCACCAGCCCGCGATCTTGGCGTCGCAGTAATGCGGATCCGCGAGCATGCGCTCCCGGAATTTCGCGCGGGAGCAGAGCCACTGATGCCGGGCCCGCAGATCGGCTTCGTTCACCGGCCAGTCGGCGTGGCGTGCGACTTTCACCGGATCCGCAGAGACAGCGCGCCAGAAATTGGCCAGATAGCAGTCGCGATCGTTCACCGTTTCGATGCGCGGCTCGGACTCTCGAGCGAGCAGCACCGCGAGCGACCCGGCGAAGGGCTCGACGTAATTCGACACGTCGCCCAGGCGCGACCAGATCAGCTCCGCCGCGCGCGACTTGCCTCCGAACCAAGGAAACGGCGCTTTGAGCATCACTCGCTCACCGCCTTGAGAGCGTAGAGGCTGCGACCTCTCCGCGTCGGGCCAGGCACTTGACCAACAACCTCTACCACCCCGGAACACTTCAGATTCGCGAGCCACGCGCTAGCGGCGCGCATCGCGGCGCGGTCGGCGAGATTGGGGAACAAAATAGCCCCGAGCTCGTAAGCCGTGGTAGGGCCGAGCCGCAGCTCGCGAATTACTCTCGCGCGCCGCTTCATACCCGCCTCCCCAAGCCGCTGTTCTTGTACCACGCGATGAATAAGTTGATGTCGTCGATCACCAGCACCAGGGCCCCACGGCCGCGCTCGACGGCGTGCCACACGATCTGCTCTTTGGTGGGATGCTGGCGGGGGCGCTTGAACTCGATCCAGAGCACGTCGGCCTGTGACCCCATCCAAGAGCCATCTCCGTGGCGGATTCCGTACCGCACGTACAGATAATCCGGCATCCCTACTTCGCCGAAGCCTTTGCCGCGCTTGCGGTCGCTCACCGGGTCGGTGCGGATGGCTCGCCAGCCCTCGAGCTGGAGGAATTCGGTAACGGTCTGCTGGACATGCGCCTCGGTGAGGCCGATATCGCTCATTTGAGCCGCCACCGCTTTGCGAACCGCACCGGGAGCCGCCCCCGTCAGTGGCCCTTTCATCGCTTTACCACCGCGCTAGCCACGGCGCGCCTCCAGCGTCAGAAACTCATCCCCGTCCTCAGTCAGCCCTTCCATATGCGTCCACAACACCACGATGTCTCGGCAATGTGGGCTGGCGAGCAGAGAGTCAAACGCTGCCGCACTGTAGCAGAGGCTCCAGGCGTGCTTCCCGTAATCGTTCAGGTATTGGGCAATGACGTACGGGCGCGGATCTTCGCCGCCGGAGTCACGATAGACGCCATTGTTGCGGAGCATCCCGCGAACCATGGCAGCGTCGTCAACCGTTGCCATGGCCGACCTCTTGGTTGCTGCTGGTCAACTGCTGGTCCTCCAGCAGCGCCAGCACCTGCCGGCCGATGAACTCGCTGTAGGCTGGTGGAACCGCCTGGGAAAGCCCGCGCATGCCCATCCAGTCGATCCCCATGGCTGCTTGTGCGTCCCGAACCGAGAACGTTTCGCGCGTGCGGTTGTGGTCAACGTTGGTTTGCGCGGTGCTGCCGGTGACCGTGATCGCCCGCCTGCTCGCACCTCGCGGCTGATTCGCTACACGGCCTTTTCCATCCTCAGGACCGTTGCCCAAAACCATAATCACCGACCGGCGCCCCGCGTGTCCTCCCATCGCGCGTTTACCTCCGACCGTGATAGAATCCCTCCTCGCCGTCATCGTTCCAGCCATCGGCGATCCCTCGCCGTTGACGCAAATCGCCGTGCGCCGCTTGGACATATGGCCGATCTGCGGCGGGGTGTGCCCCACGACGCTCACCACCGACCGGCGGATGTTACGGTTAGCATTGTCATCCAGGCCGGTGCCGGTCACCGAAAGACAGCCGCGAAATCCGTGCTGGCACACTGGCCGCAGCGGAATCGAGAAGCTGGTCTCGAACAGACGATGCCGCCGCAGCTCCGCGCGGCCGTCCGCCGTCTCTAACCCGAACATCGTCCCGCACAGCACGATCAGGTAGCCGCTCTCGCCCAGCGGCGCATCCTCCACGTTCTCGATGCACCACGGAACCCCCGACGCCACCAGACGAGCCCGCACCGGCTCGATCACATCGGGGTGCTCCTTCGCTGTGGGCATATGCCGAAGCTTCGTAAAGGCCTGGCAGGGCGGGGAAGCCCAGATGAAGTCGTAGCCCTCCAGCGGAAACGTGAGCGCATCGGCCTGGTGAAAGGCATCGCCGCAGTAGCGCGGCTGTGGCTCGATATCAACGCCAGTCAC